ATACTCCGCAGGTTTCTCATCTATCAATCTTCTAAACCGACTGGACGGCAAAACCAGTGGCGGATACATTGAGAACTATGAAGACCTTCTTTCAGAAATGAAGGCGATTTAAGGAGAATGAGCGATAACCGCTTTTAGTTTAAATCCAAGCTGATCGGTTATTCTCTTTTCAACAATTTCCCTATTAAGGCCGCTTGAGTGGAACCAAATCCACTCGGCGGTTTGTTTTATGTTTAAAATAGATTGATCAAGTTCTTTGTTTTTCCGGTTCAGCCAACTTATTTCCTTGTCCTTATCCACCTTGAACTGAACAGACAATTCATAGGCAATCTCCAGAAGTGAAGCTCCATCCCCGCTCTTAACTGCATTCGCAGCTTCCTTATATAAATTTATTTTATATTCTCTTTCGCTACCATCTACATCTTTTAGTTTATCAGGGTGTGTCTTAATAGCTATTTTTTTAAATAATTCCCTGAGATCTTTATCTCTTCCGAAAATTTCTTCTTCGTTATCCCAAATTTCTTTTTCTATTTTTGGAATTTCTTTTTCTGCCCGGTGTCCTCGTTCTTGACCTTTCATCATTTCTGTTGAATCACACTGCGCCATGGGTTCAATTATTTTCTTCGGTTCTCTCCCGGTGTCAAATCTTTGATTAAAATCTTCTATTGCATCATCGAGTATTATTTCTGTTTCAAAAAGTTCAGCTTTCTTGAGTTGAAAGCTGAGTCTTATTTTTTTGATTTTAGCCTCTTCTCTTTTTTTAGATAAAGGCGTTTTTGCTTTGCGGACCATTTCTAACCCCAGGTGTTATTTTTTGGGCAAAACAGAATTTATAAATTTTTTCATTTTATCAAAAGGGACAGATAGTGTGATATGATGAAATCTTGAGTGTATGGCCCAGACCATCCCCACGAGCTTTCCTCTTGAATTTATAATAGGTGAACCAGAGCTACCTGGATTTGCCGGCAGAGAATATATATCAGCGTCGGGATTGTGCATTCCATCCCCCTTCAAGACTCCGGAATAAAACCCCTCAAAGAGCATCACGAGGTCTTCCCCAAAGACACCTTGTGGCGCAGCGAGGTTGTAAACCTTCTCACCAATTTCTGGTTTTGATAAAGCTATGCTGATAGCCCTCTCTGGTAGTTTATCTGATTCCAAGATGCATGCATCAATATCATTACTTTTTTTGATTACCTTAGTTTCCACCGTTATTGCCTTTTGGGTATGTGCGTTAATTACGTCGATAAAATCAGCCCCCTCCTCATCGCAAAAGTGTCTTGCTGTCAGGATATAAGTTTTTCCATTGTGGTGTCCAATGATTGCGCCAGACGCAGATGACATTCCAACCATCTGTTTATTTGGGTTAAAAATGAACTTTGTGAGCCCCACAAAGGATTTTCTTTTCTGATCTAAAAGGTTCTTTGTAAAGAGGTTTGTAAAGGCACAGCTAGAAATTAAAAAAAGTGCACTCAACAAAGGGATCAGGAATAGCTTTTTCATATTAGTAATTACCATTAATTCACACAAAAAGCAAAACTTATTCAGAAATAGTTATGGAAAACTATTTAAAATAGAAGGTTTAAAAGAGATATCGAAAGAAAGAATTTATGAAAAAATGCACCTACGTTCTCGATACAAGTGTTTTTCTGACAAATGCCAACTCTGTTTATGGATATGGAACAAGTGATATTATTGTTCCAATGAAAGTTTTGGAAGAGATCGACAAACACAAGAAGAGGCAAGATTCGGTAGGATCGAACGCCCGAACTATTATCCGTATATTTGATGATATGCGAGAGATAGGATCTCTATACAAAGGAGTCAGGATCCAAAAGGGAAAAGGAATCTTGCGAGTGCGCCCAAGTGCCATTGATGTACACGCCTATTTGCCTGACGATCTTTCACCTGATATTCCCGATCATAAGATTATAGCCACAGCAATGCAAGAGAGAGAAAACCGTCCCAAGGTTAATGTTATTTTAGTTTCTCGCGATGTTAATATGAGAGTAATCTGTGATGCCCTTGGCCTACCAACAGAAGACTACAACCCAGACCAAGTTCTTAAATCTGGCGAAGAGGTATACAGTGGTTTCTCGGAGAAGATAATAACTGACGAGGATATAGATAAATTCTATGCCGGTAATAAATTTAAATTTAAGTGTGATGATATTCACCCCAATCAATTTCTTTTATTGAGGTCGGAAAGCAACAAAGCGAAAACAGCACTTGCCCGGTTTATAAATAAAAACGAACCTCTTAGGAAACTCTTTAACAAAAAAAGCACTTACGGAATCCAACCGCGTAACAAAGAACAGCAATTTGCGATGGATATACTTCTAGATAAAAAAGTGCCAGTTGTTAGTCTACTTGGGTCAGCAGGCACTGGTAAAACACTATGTGCCTTATCTGCGGGTCTTGAGCAAGTCCTAGATTCCGGAGATTACACGCGCTTAATTGTTTCGAGGCCAATACAACCACTTGGAAAAGATATTGGATTCTTGCCCGGAACGATGGAAGAAAAGATGGCTCCTTGGCTCACACCGATTCAAGACAATCTTCAGTTTCTTATGGGAAATGATAAATTAATGTTGCAAGAATACTTAGATCGTGGTACAATAGAGATGGAAGCTATCACTTATATTCGTGGAAGATCTATATCGAAGGCGTTTATTGTCATCGATGAGGCTCAAAATTTAACAAGACACGAATTAAAGACTATAATAACAAGGGTGGGAGAAGATTCTAAATTGGTATTAACGGGAGACATCGAGCAGATAGATAACGCCTATGTGGATGAGACCTCAAACGGACTTACGCATGCTATCGAGAAATTTAAAGAATATAGCTTAGGAGGCCATGTATCTTTCAAGAAAGGTGAGCGTAGCGAAGTGGCTACGCTAGCGGCTAAAATATTATGATAGTTAACAGAGAACAAAAAGAATTTTTACTATATAATAGAATCCCGGTGATTGCTCAAGATAAGCCATCTTTCGATTTGCCAGCTGTTTTGCAGGCCGTACAGAAGAGTATTCCCCAGCCACTCACCAAAGATTTGGACTATATTCTCGTAAGTAATTCTGATTACCTAAAAGATAGAGAAGTAGACTCCGTATATCAGGATGGCATTATTTATATGTCTGCTCGCATTGAAGATGAAGAGACAGCTGTCCTTAGCGTCGTCCATGAGATAGCTCATGCCATAGAAGAACAATTCCCTTACATTTATGAGGATGAGACAATTGAAACAGAATTTCTGGGGAAAAGAACAAAGCTTTATGAAATTTTATCAGCACATGGCTTTGATTTAAGTGGTTTAGACTTCTTAAATGCAGAATATTCGGAAAAGTTTGATGATTTCCTCTATTTAGATATTGGATATCCACTATTAAGAAATTTTGCTTCTGGTCTTTTCCTGTCGCCCTATGCGGCCACGTCAGTCAGGGAATATTTTGCCACCGCGTTCGAGGAGTATTTTATGAGAGAAGCAAAGTATGTAAAATTGTTTAGCCCAGCTGTTTATATTAAGATTGAAGAGCTGCTAGACGATCTGGGAGAGAATTTCGCATGAAGAAAGAAATATCTTTGAATGAAGATAAAACGGAAGTGACAATTTGTTTGTCACTTACAAAAAGGTCCATGGCAAGACACCCTCGTATGACGGTGACAACAAAAATGGTGCACACAATGCTTGAAAACGACAATTTTAAGCTTGACAAATGTCTTTTATATGATACAATAGATAATAATAATGAAAACTCAAAGCACGATGGAAGGTGGGTTTTTTCGTTGTTTGTAGAAAAAGCACAGAAGTTGGGCCTCAAAAAAGAGGCTACTTTGACCAAGAAACCTGAATTGTCTTCGCCAAGGAATAAAAAGAAGGCACAAAAAAAGAAAGAGAGCTAATTTTGCCACATGTATCATTTTCCGCTATTAAAGACTGGAAATTTTGCCCCTTTTACCACAAATTAACGAGAATAGATAAATTAAAAGTTTTCCAAGGAAATGTTTATACTGCCTTTGGGAAAGCCATTCACAACGTCTGTGAATCTATGCTTATTAGTCGCCAAATTAAAAAATCCTTTGAACCAGAGGAATATTTTAAGAAGCAGTTGGTGGAAGAATTAAAGGCTTTACCTCCCGACGTTGCACCCTCGATGAACGAGGCCAAGGCGTTTTTAGAGCAAGGGAGGGAAATTATACCTCACATATTACCAGCCCTTAAAGAATATTTTGGAGAGTTCGATCTTGTTTCCTCCGAAGAAGAAATAAATGAAAAATTAGGGTTGGATACAGATGACCAATACTCGTTTAAGGGATATGTCGACTGTATCATCAAAACTCCAGACGGGAAGTTTCACGTTATTGATTGGAAGTCCTGCAGTTGGGGCTGGGATATGCGTAAGCGTACAGATCCCATGGTGACGTATCAGCTTACTTACTACAAACATTTCATTTCAGAAAAACGAGGAATTCCAAAAGAAAATATTGAGACTTATTTTGCCCTTCTCAAGAGAACGGGAAAAAAAGATAGGGTTGAATTATTCCGAGTTACATCGGGAGAAAAAAAGACAAATAATGCCCTTAAACTTTTGGAACAATCGGTTTATAATATTGATAGGCAAAACTATGTTAAGAATCGTCTGTCCTGTAATCGATGTGAATTTAAGGGGACGACACATTGCCCGTAGGGGAAACTATGACAAAGAAAAATATTTTAACAATCGGTGATCACCCGTTTTCACCGAGCGGCGTTGGGACTCAAACAAAATACGTTATCGAAGCTCTGTTAAAGACAGGAAATTATAAAGTTATTTCGTTGGGTGGTGCAATAAAACACCAAAATTACCAACCTACCAAAACAGAAGAGTATGGCGAGGATTGGGTAACACACCCTGTCGATGGATACGGCACCCACGACTTGGTTCGGTCTATCATTCGAACTGAGAAAATAGATATGGTTTGGATTATGACCGACCCAAGATTCTGGGGTTGGCTTTGGGAGATCGACGATGAGGTTCGATCACTCTGTCCTCTCGTTTATTATCACGTTTGGGATAACTATCCCTACCCAACCTTCAATAGATCACATTATTTATCAAACGATGTGATTGCCACGATTTCGAAAGTAACCGACGACATTGTTCGAACAGTTGCACCGGAGGTCGAGTGCCACTATGTCCCACACGCAGTAGCTCAGGACATTTTCAAGCCACTCCCCGATGACGAAATTCAAGAATATAAAAAATTGTCTATGGGCCCAGCACAAGGCGATGATAAATTTATATTTTTTTGGAACAATAGAAATGCCCGACGGAAACAGAGCGGTTCGCTATTGTTTTGGTATAAAGACCTGCTAGACAGGATTGGCCACGACAAGACGTGCCTGATCATGCACACTGATGTTAAGGATCCTCACGGACAGGATCTAGAAAGAATCATCCAGGAATTTAATATGGTCCGTGGAGAGGTAATGTTTTCCACCAAAAAGCTCCCACCACAGGAGCTTGCAAAATTATATAACATGGCCGATTGCACAATAAACATTTCAGATGCAGAAGGCTTCGGATTGGCAACTCTTGAATCTTTATCATGTGGAACTCCGATCATTGCCACCACCACCGGCGGCTTGAAGGAACAAGTCACCGACGGCGAGAATACTTTTGGGATTGCAATTGATCCATCTTCGAAAGCAATTATAGGATCTCAGGACATTCCATGGATTTATGAAGATAGACTTAGCGGTAAAGATGTCACGGACGCCATGCAAAAGATGGTTGAAATGCCGCCAGAAGAAAGAAAGCGCCTTGGTCAACTTGGGAAAGAGCATGTAGACAAAAATTATAGCTTTGAAAATTTCCAGGAAAGCTGGACTACCCTTGTTAAGAATGTGATGGAAGATCATGGCTCTTGGGGAGATCGAAAGAAATATAATAAATGGACTCTGACGGAGATATTATGAAGAAAAAAGTAATTGTAAAAGGCCCAGCACTAAGTGCTTCTGGGTATGGTGAACACGCTCGCTTTGTTTTGCGAGCCCTTCGAAAGAGGGAAGATATTTTTGATATATATTTCCATAACCTTAACTGGGGCAAAACAGGTTGGATCTTTGAAGATTCCGAAGAACGAGCATGGATTGATTTCTTAATCGCTAAAACGGTAAACCACATTAGGGAGAATCAAAATAATTTGAGTTTTGATTTTTCTTTACAAGTTACCATTCCAAATGAGTTTGAAAAAATGGCCAATGTAAATATCGGTGTCACCGCAGGAATTGAAACTACAAAGTTGGCCCCTGTTTGGCTCCAAAAGGCTAACGAAATGGATAAAGTTATTGTTGTTTCTAATCATGCAAAATATGGTTTTGAAAATACCAAATATCCCCTCATGAATGAGAACAAGGAGCATGTTGCTGATTTGACATGCAACGTCCCCGTTGAAGTCGTCGGTTATCCCGTTAAAAAGTATGAACCAGCGGATATTGACTTTGAATTTGATACTGAATTTAATTTTTTAGCAGTGGCACTTTGGGGACAGAGGAAAAACATCGTTAAGACAATTGAGAACTTCGTTGAAGAATTTAAGGACGACCAAGATGTTGGCCTTGTTGTCAAAACTGCTCTTCGGGGAGGTTCCACCTATGATCGGATAGGAACCGAGTCGGTAATTAAAAATGTATTAAAAAAATATCCTGATAGAAAATGTAAAGTCTATCTCTTACATGGGCGATTATCCGAAGAGGAAATGACAACACTTTATCAGCATGATAAAATCAAGTGCATGGTTTCTTTGGCTCACGGAGAAGGTTTTGGCCTTCCTCTGTTCGAGGCTGCGTATAATGGTTTACCAATTGTGGCCACCGATTGGAGCGGACATGTTGATTTCTTATACGCCCCACAGAAAGACAAAAAAGGTAAGACAAAATTAAGAGGTCTCTTTGGAAAAGTTGCTTACGACTTGAACAAGGTTCAAAAAGAGTCAGTTTGGGAAGGGGTCATTGTCCCCGACGCATTATGGGCCTACCCATCAGATCGTTCGGCAAAAACCAAAATGAGAGAAGTATATAAAGATTATCAATTGGCTTTAAACAAAGCAAAGAAGCTGAAGAAGCACGTCGAAGAAAAATTTGAAGCAGAGAAGATGCTAGACAAGGTGGTCTCAACTTTTTATTACGATCCTCTTGACACTGGTCAGGTTGACTTGGAAGAGCTATTGTCATGATTGGTATGGTTTGCGATTTTTATCACCCCTCTATTGGTGGTACTCAAAAGTTGTGCCAATCGGTTGCAGAAATTTTCCATGACTCCGATTACTCAGTGGAGGTGATCACGACGCTTGACCACAACCGCCGCGCCAGCGATTTCGATTATCCTGTTGTTGAGTTCTCAAATTTAAATTTTGCAAACAATCCTTTGTTTTTTTCTAAGCACTATAAGAGCGTTTTTGTTTTTGCGGACTTGTTTTCTCCGTCCTTCCATACAATACAACTAGAGACCATAAACCATGCGACTCTTGTTCTGAATTTGGATGAGAATGTTTATAGGTGGATTCAAAATGAGGAGATGGGCCTTACAAAAGAAGTGGTATCTAGGCTTGTTGAGAAGATAAAGAATTTTGATAATGTCGTCTCCTTCTGTAAAGAAGCGCCAATTAATAAATTTCTTGAAGAAAATGATATAGAATATACTTTTATTCCAAATTTTAGCAGAGATGTTCAAAAGACGGAAAGAAGAGATTTTGACTTACACGCAACCCTTGGGCTCGATGAACGCAAGAAGGTGATATTCAATCACGGACTTTTCGAAACAAGAAAGAATCAATTATATTTGCTAGAGAGCTTTTATAGGGCCGATTTACATAAAGATTATTCTCTTATTTTCCTCGGAAACCCAAGAGGAGCCAACGACGTTCCTTATTTCCAGAAGTGTAAAGAATTTGTTGAGGAAAACAACCTTGAAGAGAGTGTTAAATTTGTGAAAGGGACAAACAATGTTTCATTAATTGATTCTCTTTTGTTGAAGTCGGATATTTACGTCTTACCTTCCACCGCCGAGGGATTGCCGCTGGTATTAATAGAAGCAATGAGTGCAGATCTTCCATGGGTCTCAACTCCTGTCGGCGGCGTTCCCGCACTTATGGGTTCACTTGCGGGAGGAACAGTTTTATCTAATATAGGCTTCACACCAGAAGAGCTTAGAGAAGCAATAACCTCAGTATCAAAAAAGAAGAGCCGCGCCGATTGGGAAAACAACTTTTCAAGAGAGATTGCAGCAGCGAATTATTTAAAATTAATAGAAAATATTGAGAAAGACTTAAAAGAAAAAGAACAGGAAGCAAGAAATGTCTTTATGTGATCGCGTTCGTTCTGCCAAAGTGTTTAAAGAAAAAGAGGGGATACTGGAAGACTGTTTTGCCGGTAAAGATTGTCTTATTTTATCCTGCGGGCCATCCTTTAATGAGAACGACGAAAACAAACTGAGAGATTTTGCAAAAGGAAAGAAAGTCGCCTGTATTAAGCAGGCGCAAATAAGATATTCAAAAATTACAGATTTTCACTTTCTAAACGACAACAATCTGCTAAAGTATCACCATAGTCCAGAAACTTTAAAATTTTGTTGCTCTGGGTTTTTAGATGAAGGGCGATATGAAACTTTTGCAGGTATATCTCCAGATGTTTTTTTCAAAATTGATGAGCACTCTGGTGACACCATATCGGATTGCAATTTTGATGATTTTGAGTTTTCTCAAACTCGGCGCCTTGGCCCTGGAATTATGTATGAGACTGTTTTACCGACATTACTCCATATGGGCTTTAAGACACTTTATGTGATTGGGTGGGATTACACCACCGCAAAAGACGGTACGCTTAAACACTTTTATAACGAGAGTATTGCTAAAAAAGTTTTAAGGAACACTGGTGAGAAAATCGCCGAACTCGCCTATAAAGAAAAGGAACATCTCATCGAATCGACAGATAAACTCAGTGACTACCTAGAAGATAGAGGTATAAAAATGTATCTAATATCGAAGGTGTCTGAGCTTTCTAAAAAATTAGAGAGAATTGAGATATGAAGATTTTAATTCCGGCAAGAAAGGGCTCAAAGGGATTTCCACTTAAAAACAGAAAATTATTAAAATACACTTTGAAAACAATACCAAAGGAATTTTATTCAGATGTTTTTGTTTCGACGGATGACGAACATATAAAAGAGGCCCTTCCTAGTGGAGTAACTGTCCACCACAGGAGCGACGAGGTTTCTTCGGATACCTCGTCCACCCATTCAACTGTAAGTGAGTTTGTTGAGTCTTTTGATGTTGCTGGTGAAGATATTATCATGCTTTATTTAACCTATCCCGATAGAAAGTGGGAGCACGTTCAAGACGCATACAACAAGTATAAATTACTAAGGGCATCGTCTCTCTTGTGTAAGAAGAGCGTGGATGTTCATCCTTTTTTGATGATGTATGAATTGGATGAGAATAGGGGAAGGCAGATTGCTGAACACAACTTGTATAGGCGCCAAGACTATCCCGCATGTTTTGAGATAAGCCACTACATCTCCATATTCAAGGAAGAAGAGCTTAAAAAACTAAACAACAGCATGTATAATAAAAATACATATTTCTATGAAATAGGGGACGTCATTGATGTTGACTACGAGGAAGACTTAAAGAAGGTTTCATTGTGGCTGTGACAAAGATTATTACCGAAATAGGAATCAGCCACAACGGCTCGGTGTTTTATAAACTACCAAATAGAAAGATCGATGTGGTTCATAGAGAGGATTATCTAAAATGGATAAAATAGCAGATGAAAGATTTACCCCTAGAGAATTTTGTATACCACTTGACCCCTTCATTCGTCATTTTGAAAGATATTTTCAATGTATAAAGATCTTAAAAAGAGTCGGGCCCAAAGAGAAATGGTTAGATTGTGCATGCGGCAGCGGTTACGGGACAAATTTTTTAACGAATTTTGCTGAGTTTGTTGTCGGGTATGATATCGATAAGGCTGCAGTAGAACATGGTAACAAAAACTATAAGAATCGTCACTGTACTTTCGTTTCTGATATTCAACACTATAGTGCTGAGTTTGATGTAGTAATATCTGTTGAAACCATAGAGCATATGCCCAAGAAAGATGCTAAAGTATTTTTAGAAACGCTCAAGGCTACCCTAAAGCCGGGCGGTATTTTGGTTATTACAACACCGATTGTTTCTATAACAAATGAAAACCCAGTTAATAAGTTTCACTATATTGAATATTCTCATAATGACTTTATCAATTTATTACACAGCTCAGGTCTAAGAGTAGAAAGCCATCATATGATTGCAACATTATTTACCGACGGAGAATTAAAGGATCAGGGGTACTATAAATGTCAAGCGTAAAAACAATAGCTGAGATTGGGATTAACCACAACGGCGATACCTGGATTGCTAAAAGGCTAATCGATGTCGCTACAGTTGCCGGTTGCGATTATGTCAAATTTCAGAAAAGAACACCAGATATATGCGTTCCGGAAGCACAAAAAAACAAAATGCGAAGCACACCATGGGGTGAAATGAAGTATATCGACTATAAGAAAAGAGTTGAGTTTGAAAAAGCAGAGTATGATGAGCTATATGACTATGTAAAAGAAAAGCCAATTGAGTTGTTTGCATCCGTTTGGGACAAACCATCCGTCGATTTCATGTCAGGATATACAGGTATCACAAAAATCCCTTCAGCACTAATTACAAATTTAGAGCTTTGTAGATATGCCAGAGATAACTCAGAGACGTTAATTATTTCTACTGGTATGAGCACAGAAGAGGAAATTGGGACCTGTATAAGTGTATGTAATCCGGATATTATTATGCATACAAATTCGTCCTATCCATCTAAAATAGAAGAGCTGAATTTATCTTACATTCATCATCTTAAGAAAAAGTATCCCAACAAAGAGATAGGTTATAGTGGTCATGAATACGGCCTCGTTACAACTTTTGCAACTGTTGCTATGGGTGTTACCTGGGTAGAGAGACATATCACGTTGGATCGATCTATGTGGGGGTCTGATCAGCTTGCGTCTGTTGAACCAATTGGGTTAATGAAACTCACGAAAGGAATAAGGGACATTGAGAAATCAATTGGAGTCACCGGCCCCAGAGAAGTTTTAGGCTCGGAGTTAGATAAGAGAAAAAGTCTACGAGGAGAGTGATGATAGTAGTAGAAAAGCCAGAAATAAATTTCCTAAAACCAGAGGAGAGAGAAGATGGGATTTCTGCTTTTATGCGGATCAGGAACGGCGAAGACTATCTGGAGCACACTATCATGTCCGTTGTCGACGACGTTGATGAGATAGTGTGTGTTTATAATGGTTGTTTGGATGGTACCGAAAATATCTTGAGAGAATTGGAGAATAAAAATCAAAAAATTAAAGCATATAAGTATTGTCCGGTAGTTCACGCACCCGGTACAGAAGGGTTTAGAAATTCTGCGCCTGACTCCCCAAATTCTTTTTCTTATTACTCTAATTATGCGATGTCCAAAACAACCAAATCTCACTTAATTAAGCTTGATGATGATGAGTTGTTTTTACCCGGCATTTTCACTGGCCTCAAAAGGTTTCTTAGAGGGAAGGACAACGATTCTTGTGTTGGCATCCGGGGAATCAACCTTTTTGATTACGATTCAGAATTGTATGTTGATTTAAACGATCCAGTAACAGCGGGAACAGATACACTATTCTTTAAATATGAGGTGGGAGATCTTTTTCACCAAACTCAAACAAATGAGTTTTTTAGAACAAACAAGAGGATTACCTGCGTTATTGATTGCTTCTATCATACAAAGTGTTGCAAGAAAGATCGAGGACTAAACAATTACGATCTAAAAAATAACGAACAGAGTAGGTATGTTAGTCTTTATTTAAAGAAATTTGACAACCTACGTTTAATTCCGCTGGAAGAATTTGATGAAAATAATATATTTCTAGATCCTTTTTCATTAGGGTTTAAATTTATCACTGAAAGTAGTAAAACATACAATGATGAATTTTTCAAAAAGTTGGAAAGAAGCGTTGGTGGGAAAATTGAAAGAAGGGCCCACCGCTGTGCATAATTTAAAAATAGTAGTCCCTTTTTATAATGTAGAAAAATGGATTAAACAATGCATTGAATCTATTAAATCTCAAAACTATAAAAATTTTTCATGTGTAGTGATTGATGACGTATCAACCGATGATAGTTATGAAAAGTGTATAAGTGCAGTAGGAGACGATAAGAGGTTCGTGGTTGTGAAGAATGAAGAAAAAAAATATGCCTTGAAAAATATCGTCGATGGCATTAATCTTTTAAATCCAAATGATGATGATATTATCATAACGGTAGATGGGGATGATTGGGTTTATGATGAGAGTGTGTTTGGCAAAGTTAATGAGCGATATATGGATAGTGGCTGTTTAATAACTTATGGAAATTACGAAAGATATCCTGATGGAAAGCTGGGGCATTGCACGAGATACCCGGATAGTATTATAAAAAATAATATGTTTAGGAACGATCATTGGCGAGCCTCTCATTTACGAACTTTTAAATATTTATTATGGAAGAATATAAAGAATGAAGATTTTTTAAATAATGAGGGTGAATATCTGGATGTTGTATATGATCATGCAATTATGTTCCCCATGTTAGAGATGGCATCTGAGAGGCAAGAATATTTTAGAGAACCTCTTTACGTTTATAATACGTCAAATCCCGCTAATAATTTTAAAATTAAATTACAAAAACAACGCAGGTATGACACCATGATTAGATCGAGAAATAAGTATAAGAGATTATATGTATGTAATTAGTGAAATCATCGGCCCAAGCCCAGCAAACAGCGGCCTGGGAAATCAATTGTTTTGCGTTTCTGCAGCAGTTGCATATTCCTTGCGGCTTGATAAGCATTTATTTTTCCCACAACTTTTCACTGATCCGTCGATTTCTCGATACAGGGAGGTATTTTATAATAACTTAAGGTGTAGTCCAGACCCTATGTTTGCCACCACTGCTGAATCTACTAATACACCAGTTATATATAGGGAGTATAATTGTCCCCCGTTCTCTTATACCGAGATTCCCCATTTTGATGGGAGTGTGAAGCTGAGGGGATACTTTATGTCGGAGAAATATTTTGCTGATCATAAGAAAGAATTATTTGAAATTTTGGGAATCTCACCCTTAAGGAGAGAAATAAAAAAGAAATATGGAGATTTCTCCGACCATGTTTCTGTTCACGTCCGTCGAGGTGATTATTTACATCTGAAAGATTATCATACAAATTTGGGAATGGATTATTACAAGAAGGCGATAGAGGCGGTGGGAGAACATTCTAAATTTTTAGTCTTTTCGGATGACTTGGGCTGGTGCAAAGAAAACCTCACTTTCCTAAAAAATGTGGAATACTCCCCATGCGACGAGGACTATGAGGATTTAATTCTTATGTCAACATGCAAGCACAACATTATAGCAAATTCAACATTTTCTTGGTGGGGAGCTTATTTCAACGAAAGAAAAGAAAAGATGGTTATTTTCCCGCGTGATTGGTTCGGACCTAAAAAAAGACACCAGAGAAGCCTGGAAGATATAGTCCCATCAGAGTGGGTGGGCGCATGATAGAGAATATTGACTACACAACTGTTAATATTGTGGGTTACGACAATTGGTATTCTGATTTTCCATGGACACGACACAATGGAAAATTAGAAAAGCTGAAAATCACATACAACAATTTAAATGACAAAGGTATTAGTTATTTTATTAAAGATGGCATCTATGAGGTGGAAAAAGATTATCAATCGAAAATCAAAGTGGCCCTTTTAACTGAGTGTCGTCTCTTTGACCCCCGACGGCATGCATTTATAGAAGATCATATTGACAACTTTGACTACATAGTCACTTACGATGATATGTTAATAGAGAAATTTAAAGAAAAGGCGATAGTCGTCCCATATGGTGGAAGTTGGATATCGTGCCCTCAAATCCACTCTAAAACAAAATTATGCTCATATATGGTCTCCACGAAACAAATGACAGAGAAACAAAGAATGAGGGTTGCATTGTTGGGTTTTTTCCGTCAAAATTTACATATAAATATATCTCTTTTTGGCCGTGGCCACAATCCGCTATGCGAAGATCATACCAACCAAAGAGATGGAAAATTAGAAGCGTATAGGGATTTCGCCTTTTCTTTGGCGATAGAAAATCACAATCAACAAAACTACTTCTCAGAAAAACTTTTAGATTGTTTGTTGACTGGCACTATTCCTATTTATTCTGGGTGTTTGGATATAGGTAGATATTTTAATGTTGACGGTATAATTCTGTTCGACACCGCAGAAGAGGCAAAAAATATAATAAGTAACTTAAACTTAGGAGAATATAGTGGTAAAATAGATGCAGTGCGGGAGAATTTTGAACTGGCAAAAAAGTATGTTGACTCCCTTAGTCGGTCTTACACTCTCCTTGAAAATAGGAAGGCATTTAAATAATTGGAGAAAATTTATTCAAAGACAAACCCCGGTATCCTACTTCATGTGGTGAACAGACTAAGCGACATTGTGGAGAGAACTGACATTGCCCCAGCCAAAGAGTTTATTCAATTAGCTACACTGAGGATGCAGAAGGGCAAAACCTTTAAACCACACAAGCATATATGGAAGCCCGGAGAAAAGACGGTAATTGCACAGGAATCATGGGTGGTAATTTCCGGCCGCGTCAGGTGTCTACTTTATGATCTAGATGATGAATTAATCGCTTCACCAATCATTGGCCCCGGAGACTGTTCGATGACCTTTGAGGGAGGACATACTTATGAGATTCTTGAAGAAGATACTATCGTGTATGAGTATAAGACGGGCCCTTATAGGGGGCAAATGAAAGACAAGGAATTTATATAGAGGAATAAATAATGGGAAGAAGAATACAAGGACAAAACACACCGGTCGAATATACTCAACTTACGGAAGAAGAAAAATATTTATTTAGTATGGGCCACACCATACCTACATTGCATTGGTTTATAGATGGAATGTCTTCAGCCGCAATCGCCGAAAATAATTTTTGGGATAAAGGCTATGTTGAAAAATTAATTGAAAGGGCCAAAAGAAAAGAAACAAACTATTATGGACGTACTGACACATTTTTATACAATTGTTTAGATAGGAATAATATTGAACAAAAGTCAGTAGCTATATTAGGGTCGGTTGCACCACAATATGAAGCTGTAACAATTTCATATGGGGGGAAACCAACTACCATTGAATATAACAAACTATATACCAATGATGATAGATTAAATTTGATGACTGTAGACGAATACAATAAAAATCCTGTAAAATTTGATGTAGCAATATCGATTTCCTCATTTGAACACGATGGCCTGGGTAGATACGGCGACCCTATAAACCCAGAAGGTGATTTTGAAGCCATGAAAAATGTTAGGGAAAATATTTTAGCGCCCGGTGGCATTTTGTTTTTATCTGTTCCCATCGGGCTGGATAAGTGCGTTTGGAATGCTCATCGAATTTATGGCAAAAAAAGATGGCCAAAATTGATAGAAGGCTTTGAAATGGTTGACCAAGAAGGAATTGGGGATGGATCATTTTTTAACAACGACACAGGCAAAGGCGCCGCCCACCAACCGGTTGCTGTATTAAAAAATCAAGGATAAGGAATTTATCGAGGAACAACTATGAACGTTTTAGCGGAGATTATAAATAAATATGGGCCCAACGTAACCGCACTTAATCGCGGAACGGGGAAGAAAAACACAGGCGGCGACGCAGCATATTCAGGATACACAGATAAATACGTGGAATTATTTGAGTCGATTAGAGATAAGAAGATAAACTTCTTAGAGATAGGAGTATTTCAGGGAAGATCTTTGGCTATGTGGTCTGATTACTTTAGTGGTGGAAATATTTATGGTGCAGATATAAGTGTTGTTGAATTTGGTCTGATGAAAGAAGAGCTCCAGTCTCTAGGAGCATTTTCCAACAATAACTTGCGAGAAGTTATAGAGGGCAATTCAACCAATCTATCAACCTTTGGAAAGTCTATAGATTCGTTTCCTACATTTGACGTCATCATAGACGACGGAGAGCACACCCACGCCGCCCAGCTGCAGACATTTAAAAATTTTTACCCCCGCTTAAATTCGGGAGGCTTTTATATTATTGAAGATATGCACAATCACTGGAAATATGCCCTCAAGGAAGACATATGGCGCTTGAATAGCGACTACGAAGATATAAGATCGGTAGACATCGTAGAGTGCATAAGGGATTCACGAATAATTGTTGTGAGGAAAAACACTAACAGTGCGGACTTATCATAATCACAATAGGAGATAAAATGAAACTTAAATATGAATTGTGGGATATGACCATGTATGGCCATGCCGAAGAAGCTACCCCCTTTACCAAATTAGAGAGTGGTGATAACTTTGTTGAGATTTACCGCAGCTTTTTAAAAACAATCAAGGAGAGACCCTGCGTAATTATAGTAAACTCCCATCAACCAAAGATCTACGAGTCACCAGATGGCGGAGAGACTGTCTACGAGAGAGACTTCGGGGACTATGAAAACCGAAAGAGAATAAAGTGATTAAAATAAACATAGGATGCGGCTGGAGAAATTTCGGCCCAGAGTGGATCCACATTGACGGGGGAGATTACCCCCACTTAGATTCTAAAGATATTATGAATCTTTCCCAGGGCAACGAAGAGGTGGACTTGATTTACGCCTCGCATGTGTTGGAATATTTCGACAGGGAAGAAGTGAAAACTCTTCTCAAGGAGTGGCACCGTGTCCTCAAGCCCCGCGCAACCTTGAGGTTGGCGGTTCCAAATTTTGAATCTATAGTAGAAGCGTATGGGAAAGAAGAATATTCTTTAGATAATTTTTTAGGGCCACTCTATGGAAAAATGTCAATGGGGAGAGAAACCATTTATCATAAAACTGTCTATGATTTTAAAAGTTTGGCGCAACTGCTGAGTGAAAGTGGGTTTGTGGATGTAAGGCTTTTTGATTGGCGCAAAACTGAACATGCCCACTTCGACGACCACTCTCAAGCCTATTTGCCCCACATGGACAAAGAATCAGGGATGTTGATGAGCTTAAACGTGGAGTGCACTCGATGAGTTTTGAGGTTGTAAGTGAATTCGAGAGTGAACTATCTAATTTTTTCGGAGCGCCATATGGAGTTGCCGTAGACTGCTGTACTCATGGGTTAGAGTTGTGTCTAAGGCACACTCATGCATCTTCAATTTCGGTCCCCAAGAACACATATATATCTGTACCGTTTCTGGCCAACAAGTTGGATATTCAACTGAATTGGCGCGAGGAAGATTGGCTTGATTATTATTTTTTGACCCCCGAAGTGGTAGACGCAGCTGTGCTTTGGAGAGAGGGCAGCTACGTTCCCGATACTTTTATGTGTTTAAGTTTTCAATTCCAAAAACACCTAAGTCTTGGTCGAGGTGGGATGATCTTAACTGATAATAAAAAAGCATATGAATCCTTAAAGAAGATGTCATATGATGGTAGAATACAGGATGTGCCATGGAGAGAGCAGAATATAACTTCGATGGGGTACCACTATTATATGACCCCGGAAACAGCCCAAGCGGGCCTAACAAAGATGCCAGATGCCATCAAGACCAAACCAAAACAGTGGACAATTTCAGATTGGCCAGATTTAACACAAATGGAGGTGTTTAAATGAAAAAAGCACTTATAACTGGCATTACTGGCCAGGACGGAAGCTACTTAACAGAGTTTTTACTTTCAAAGGGATATGAGGTGCATGGCGTTGTGCGAAGACACTCAGTTGCCGAAAACCAAGATGCCAGAATACGACACTTGGAAGGGGAGAATGTCCACACTCACTATGGAGATTTGTTGGACTATCCGTCTCTATATAGAATTGTGTCTGAGGTGATGCCTGATGAGATTTACAATCTTGGCGCAATGAGTCATGTGAGAATTAGTTTTGATTTACCTTCCTTCACTATACAAACTAACGCCTTGGGCGTTTTGAATATTCTTGAAATATATAGGACGATTTGTCCAAATGCTAAATTTTATCAAGCCAGTTCCTCGGAAATGTTTGGCAACTCTGTGGATGAGGACGGGATGCAAAGGCTGACAACGCCAATGAATCCCGTAAGTCCATACGGGTGTGCAAAGGTTTTGGGGTTTAATTTGGTGAAACATTATCGACATGCATATAAGTTACACGCCTGTAATGGCATATTGTTTAACCACGAAAGCCCGCGACGCGGTTCCAACTTCGTAACAAATAAAGTTGTAAAACACGCAGTGGAAATTAAAAAAGGGCTTCGAGATAAATTAGAGTTGGGGAACTTGGACTCTTATAGGGACTGGGGCCACTCAAAAGATTATGTTAGGGCGATGCATGCAATTATAAATCACGAAACTCCGGAGGATTTTATTGTCTCTACACAAGAGACTCACTCCGTCAGGGATTTGTGTGAAACAGTGTTCAGCAAACTAAACATGGACTACAAAGATTATGTTGTCCAAAGCGAAGCGTTCATGAGACCAGAGGAATTGAAATACCTCAAAGGAGACTCTTCAGGGACTAGGGACTGCTTGGGTTGGTCGCCCGAATATACTTTTGATACAATGATAGATGAAATGATTGAAAGCTGGATGTCAAAATTAAATTAAGTGGAAAGAAAACGTTGATGAATCGATCCATGATAAGATTGTCGAATATTTAAAGTAATGATTATCTACGTTGACATCGATGAAACGATTTGTATTTCTCCGGAAAGCAGAGATTATTCTAAGGCTATCCCCATAAAGAAAAATATTAACAAAATAAACAAAATGTATGATAATGGAGATACGATAATTTATTGGACGGCAAGAGGAACTGGAACTGGAATAAACTGGAGAGAAGTAACAGAAAGACAATTCGAAAATTGGGGTGTTCAATACCACGAATTGAAATTTGGAAAACCTCAATATGACCTCTTTATAGATGATAAAAACATGAACACAGAAGATTTTTTTGGCAAACCTACAGGAGTTAGCAAATGACCAAATTAGAATATATATGGGTAGATGGCACACAGCCTACCCCGACACTGAGAAGCAAAACAAAAGTTGTTGAAAGCCTCGGCAGACACTGGGAAGACCTTGCTCTTCTGGATGACTGCCCAATTTGGGGGTTTGATGGATCATCAACAAACCAAGCAGAAGGAAATAATTCAGATTGTGCTTTAAAGCCAGTTAGGATATACGAGAACCCCCTCAACCATTCGGGATATTTGGTTTTGTGCGAGGTGCGGAATGTCGATGATACTCCCCACGAGACCAATACTCGCCAGCTTTTAGAGTCTTTCGTGGCATCAGATACCAACGAGCCTTGGTTCGGCGTTGAGCAGGAGTATACTTTCTATAAAGATGGCCAACCTCTTGGGTGGCACAACGGTGAGCCACCCCCTCAAGGTGATTATTATTGCGGAAGAAACATTGGCGACGGAATTGCTCATTACCATCTGGATATGTGCATTGAGTGTGGCATCAAGATCTGCGGCATCAATTCTGAGGTAATGCTTGGCCAATGGGAATACCAAATCGGAGCTGCAGACCCTCTTCGTGTATCTGATGATTTGTGGGTGGCCCGATGGCTTATGGAAAAGATTTGTGCCAAAAAGGGATTGACTGTATCTCTCGACCCTAAACCCGTCGAAGGTGACTGGAACGGTGCAGGCTGCCACACTAATTTTTCAACTAAAGAAATGCGTGAAGAGGGTGGAATCAAATTCATTCATGAGGCAATCGACAAGTTGGGAAAAGTACACAAGGAACATATTTCCATGTATGGCAACGGAAACGAAAACCGACTGACAGGCGATCATGAAACTTGCGACATTGACACCTTCAGAGCAGGAGTCTCAGATCGAGGTGCATCAATTAGGATTCCATGGCAGGTGAATAAAGACGGAAAGGGCTACTTAGAAGATAGACGCCCCGCCTCCAACTGCGATCCGTATTTGGTTTGCTGGCGCGTTTTAAAAACTGTATTGGAATAGGAGAATAACATGGAAAACAAAATACATGAAAACTGGAAACAATTTTTGAATGAGTCCTCTTTGTCGAGGGTGTATTCTCATATGCTGGAGCACGATACTGGTATTATAACAAGCTTTCGCGGCAACAAGAAGAAAAAAGAAAATTATGAAAGTAATGGAATCTTAAAAGCGCGCCTTCTGGAAAGAGGCTATGGGGTCACGACGGTGAAAGGTTCGTATATAGAAAATTTTACGCAACCCACTGCGATGGAGGTATCCGAAGAGAGCTTCTTTGTTGTAAACCTCCCCGATGATCCGGGATTTGAAACAATGCTGTTTGTTCTCTCGGAGGAGTATGAGCAGGACTCTTTTCTCTTTATTCCGGAAGGGGCAGCTGGGGCTTACCTTTTTGGCACAAGCGAAACCAATACTTTTCCTCCTTACGGCGACAAGCACGATGTTGGCGATTTGAAGATGGGCAAGGAAGATCAATTTATGACAAGAGTTAAAAACCGGCCTTTCACATTTAAGGAAAAGCCCCTCAAAGAAGAATTGGAAACTTACGCCAAACTTTCTCGAAATTCAAAATGGGTGGTAAAATCCATCGCCCAAAAATTTAAAAAATCATAAGGAGATATTATGAAATTATCAAACCAATCAATTGGAACATTAATGATGGTATTGCAAAAGTGCCTGATGGAGCAGAGCGACATTGTGCCTATGCTAAAAGACCTGAATTTCGTGGCCGATGGCGACGAGATTTCGGTAGTAAACCCACCGACAATTCATGTTGACAACGACAAATTAGACGACGACTTGGTAGAAACGAGTGCCTAAATACGTCTACGAGTGCAAAGAGTGCGGATTTATTAAAGAAAGTGTCCACTCAATGCAAGAAAAACTTAAAGATTGTTCCGAGTGTGATACAATAGACTCACTCATGCGGATACCTTCGTTTAATTTTCTCCGAATGGACATTGTTGATAATAGCAATTCTGGCGGGAGAGTAAAAGAATTTATCGAAGATACTCGCGAGGAATTAAAACAGGAAAGAAGAAGTCTTGTGAATCGGGAGCATAGTAATGATTGAGTTAATTTTAGTTTTATCTATTTTATTAAACATTTTTCTTGGATGGTACGGATATCTTCTTTTACGGAAGGTATTATTTGCCTCCGATAACACATCAGACATTCTGACAGAAGTTGAGAGGTTTAAAGAACACCTAAACAATGTTTATGAACTAGAGACGTTTTATGGAGATGAAACCCTCCAGGGTCTGCTTGATCATACCAGTAATTTATCAACTTTTCTGACAGAGTGCGAGAATGCATACGCATTAACTGAAAGAGAGTTTGAAGAATATGTCCAAAACAACCAAGAAGAAGGCCAAGCGCCGGAGAATGAGCAGGGGCGGCGGTAAAGCCTACTTTACCAAAGTTCACGAAGATGCGATTGTTCAATATGCCCTTTCCGATTCGCGGGAAGTAAAGACAAAACTGTATGTAGATCTCATCAATCCAGCCTTCAATGAGATGGTTGACAAAATTGTTTACACATATAAATTCACAAACCTCCCAAATATCGATGACCTCAAGGCCGAATGTAAAGTTTGGCTAACCACAATTTTAGATAAGTTTGATCCGTCAAAAGGATCAAAAGCGTTTTCCTATTTTTCCGTTATCACAAAAAATTGGTTCATTCACAAAGTAAAGAGAACAGCCCTCCAAAATCGCAGAGAGGTGTATTATGACGACATGCCAAAAGACATGGAGCAGATGCACCTTTCCACCACAAATATGTATTTTGAGATAAGGGAAGGCCATGAGTTTTGGCAATCTTTATGGGGAGAAATTGAAGAATGGGACAAGTTGGCCAACAAGGTAAACGAGAAGAAAGTAATTGATGCAATTAGAATTCTCCTTTCTGAGCCAGATGCTATTGAAATTTTCAATAAGAAAGCTATTTACTTTTATATAAGAGAGATAACAGGTCTCAATACAAAACAGGTTGTTAGCAGTCTTAATAAGGTGCGAACAAGATATAAAAACTTTAAGGCCAAATGGGACGAGGGAAAAATCTGATGTCAAGAAACTTAGATGAACAAATTGAACAAGCGTTGGAAAATGTCACGGAAGACCGCGACGTCACCAAACGTCTTCTTAATGACCTCATTGATTATATTTCCGTATCTAATGATCGCCACGTAGAGGCAGGCACAATTGCTGCCAAGTATGTGGAAACCCTGCAGCGTTCAAATGAGCAGGTTGTTAAAATCGCCGGCATCATTCAAAGAGCGAATGCAAACGCCGGGCCCGAAGGATTATCGAGAGAGGAGAAGGAAGATCTGTTTGAGTTAATTCAGGGGGCCGAGTAGATGACTTCTCAAGTTAAAACAAGAAAATCAACTAAAAAGCAAAGTATCTTGCAAGGCATGGTCAATGACGCACAGGCCGATCATGGCCGAGCCGGATTTGTAGACCTTAGTCGAAAATACGTAGCCCTGGTTGTAAAACGCTGCAAGCGCCCAGACGGCAGTTTCGTCACACAGCCAGGCAGCGGCAAAGATCCAGAAGCCGTATTTTATTTTTATAAAATAAGAATTATGGAAAAGCTTGACGCACAATCATATGGTCAGCTGGCACTACCAGAGATGGAAGATGAATTAGATCTTGGCTATAGTAAAGAGGAAACTCAAAATGTTCTATTGAGCTTATATCCCGATGGTGTTTATAAGAAAGCTTCTTCATCCGGCGGCCAAGCCCCCCGCGAAGGAGATTATGTTATAGCGATGCACGACCATATTCAGGGAAGATTTTTAATCTTTAAAGACTCAAAACCTAATTCCAGAAATGAAAAGCCCCCAGGCTCTGTGCCAGACTATAGCACCCTCCCTGGAAATGACGAACTCTTTAAGAACGGAAAACCAGTACCTATTAACACCACACCCAAAGGCTTGCCCCAAGGCCCCAAAGCGGGCCGTATTGAACTCACAAGCAACCGAGTCAATTTTGAATGCCTCCACTCCGATTTGAAAAAAGACGCTCAAGATATAGCCGACGAGTTCGCTAGTCTACAGACACCGCCGTTCCCAACGGGTGCCCCTGCACCTCTTTATATATCTTCAGCTTATCGAAGCACTGCCGACAATACCAGGGTTTATAAAGCCCTGGGTGAGTCAGAAAATAGGGGTAGCTGGCACAAAGTCGGTGCCGCATTTGATATCGACCCGAACAATTATTCTCCCATAGAGAGAGCCGCGCTCAAAAATGCCATCGCAGCCGTAAAAAAGAACCGCGACGGCGAACTTTGGCATTATCCCCACGGTAATCACCACCACATGTCGAGGGAAAAAGGTACCAACGGCCGAAAACATTACGAAGCTGCAGTTGATCAAGATAAGTGCTCGGACGAAAATTTGGATAAGTTTACCGAAAATTCATCCACCGGAACCCCAATCACCGAGGATGAAAAATAGATGGCGTCTACGTGCATTAAAACAACAGATCAATCTTTAATACCCTCCAGCATCAAGGGAACTTCAAGTGAACATGCTAACGAGTATGCTTCGGAGATAGTGCCCCTTGTTACTCCCGTTTCTAAGGCGTGGGATACAATTGTTGAGGGAGAGAACAATGCTAGTATTGTTCTTGGGAGGAAATATAATTCTCCCACCGTAGACACTAGGGTTGGAATGATTGACATGTGCGTTGGCCGAGTGGAAGATCCCTCCCTAAGCAAAGATAACCCAAACCAGGAAGTTAAATATTCCTATGGAATTTCCCCCAAAGACTCCGCCAGAATTTATATGTGCCAGAATGACGACGTGGACAGCACGTTCGGATTACCAACCTCAGCACCATCGAGGAGGTCAGCCATTTGCCTTAAAGCAGATGCAATAAGAATTGTATCCAGAGATTCAGCGGGAGGCGTAAAAATAATGGTACAGCAAGATCCCGATGGCCAAAATTCTCTCACTGGAGATTCTATTGGCACAGCCGGCGTTGAACTTATTGCCGGAGGCCCAATGGAGCCCATGGTCAAAGCCGATGCCCTAGCCGACAGCCTATATCAGATTGTTGATTTTGTGAAACGACTGCAGAACATGTTTACTAATTTTCATGCATCCCAAGATGCTTACAACCAGCAGATTGCCACAGAGTTAAAAATCTCTCCGTTTTATGGCGCCCCCGTGATACAAGATCCGGCAACCCCCGCACAGTGTGCCAAAACCTGCATAGACGGCTTCAATTGGGTAACATGCGAAGGTCGTTACTTGAGAACCTTAATGTCTAAGTATGAGATGACAAACCTTGGCGTCACTGCTGCTACGCAATCTCTAGTCGGCGCAGGAAAAGATAAGCCCACGGAAAAGCTTTTTAATGCAAAGTTTGCGAGCCCACATCACAAACTCGACTAGAGAGTAATTACTAATATGGAAGAACAACTAGAACTTTTATATCAGAAGTGGAAAGACCCCTACCAAAACCGCACAGCGCGGGCGATGACGTTTCCAGTCTATGCCACCTTCGTCCCCGATATCCTTGACGATCCCATCCCTCCTACATTTTACATTAACGGGATACCACTTGATGAATTTGAGTGTGAATATATTTACGGCCGGGCCGTCACAGACGACTCAGATTATTTTATTAGCTTCTATGAAACAGATGCCGGCCAAATGCGTTTGCAATATGATGAATATGTTCTTGAGGAACAGAATCGTCAACTAGAAATTTCGCTAGAAAATGAACGCCGCCGCCGAGACGACCAAAAAGCTGCAGACGCTCAAACCAGTCTCACACTCAGTGACTATGAAGCCGGCCAGAAAAGGCTGTGGGAAAGAACCAACAGCAACACCCCTGCCGCAATAAAAAAACTAAAAGAAGATCTTCTATATATCCGACCATATTTCCAAAGAAAGGAAATAGCCACCCCCTCAAACATAGCGGCCCAAGAAGCGTCCGACGCCGGTGAGGTATACTTTCTCGCCAACCCAATTGGCCCTGATGGATATACTGGGATGAACACAGATATCGGACCACTTAAGGACAAGGTATTTGAAGCGATCACCGCCCATTACGAATCCGCCAATGCACCCACCCTCTTTAATCCCCCGTTGAAAGCTGCCATCCGCGTCCTGCGGGAATATTTTGGCCTCCGGCGCGCAGACTATCCCAACCCCACTTTCTATATTGAGCTGGAAAGGATAAAGACTGAAGTGGCTACGTATTTTGGCCGACCACTAAATCAGGAAATTTATGAGCCCCGCGACCTTGTTACTCCCACTTCTGATCCTTTCCTTTCTCAAAAAATGACAATGGCGCCAATTTTCACGGAGGAGGAAATAGAGGAGTTGGAGTTAATAAATTTAAACCCAATCCTGCCAGAAGATCTCTTGGACGACAAAAAGAGGATCTTAGATCCTAACTTTAAATTATGGTCATCCTCCCCCGATGGACAACCAAATGAAGATTTTCCAAGCATAGATGGAAAACGCGTCAAGGCTGCAGATGGTGAATTTAGTATCGCAGGCACCAAGGCTGAAGGTCAAATTAAAAATTTCTATGATGTGTATGCGAGCTCTACTCAATCCTTGAGGTGGCTCTTTGAAATGCATCAGAAAACCCTAGAAGACACCCTAGCAAATGATCCGACCTCTATAAGTGCAAACGGCAATGATTTTGAATTGGATTTTGAGAATCTTGAACTTGTCATGCGCGCAATAGAAATAATCAAGACCGAGAATACCTTCGCCGCGAAAATGCCCATTTCGGAGCAAGAATTCGACACTCTGTCAAAATTCCAAGCAACTCTGGCAGTAACAAAGGGAGACTCAGCGGTAGTAAGAGCTATATTTATATATTATTTTGATAAAGATTTTCAGGACTACGAGGCTACTCCCTTTCGAGAACCCGTAATCAAAACTATTGCCGTAAAGAACGGAAATCCGGATCTTCCTCCCCCCTTCCCCGATTACATGTCCGGCAACACTGTAAGATATCTCAGCAAGATTCGTGACCTTGAAGAAGCAGCATATGAAATTTTTGGAGAAGATTATATCAATGAAATGCAGTATCAGAGAGATTCTCAAGCCAAAATGCAAGCGGCTACCAAAAAGCTTGAAAAGAGATATAACGGTTGTTTTAGTCCCGATTCGTGGTATGCCAACATTCACGCTGGAATGGAGAAACTTCTCACACACAAATATGCTGATATATTTAAGTTTTCAAAAGAATTTCAAAAACCACCGATAACCAAAAAAGCCGGGACAGAAGAAGAGAAGAATAAAGACCGGGCCAAGAATAACACCGAAGACGTTTCTGCATTTAAGAAAATAATGACAGGAACAAAAAAAGATATCGAGAAGACGGTAAAGGATATAGCTATCAACGCAACAGCGGAGGACTATACGGTCAGAGAGGGTGACAAAATTGAGATATCTGTAGATCCCAATGCTAGCATGGAATTTAATCGTATCGGCGACGAAGCCGATTCGGTATTGAAGGACTTGCGCTTGCAGATAGTTGGCCACCCTCGACAACAAACGTCCGATTGGGATTATCTTCGTGCGCCAGGGTCATTAGCGGATCTTGCCGTGACAAGAAACTTTCCCCCCACTGAGGATTGGTTTTACAAACTGAACCCCTCCTTCATGCCAACTACCGTCGGCCCCGAAACCAAAAACGTTCCTCTCAAGGCCGGCCAAATAATAAAGATCCCCAAAGCCGGTGGTTTTGATCCAGGCGCGATGCAAGCCGCCGGCGCATCAATGTTCTCCGGCATCACAGAAGACATCGGAGTCGAAGAGTGGCCAAAGTTCTTTAAGGAGGCCCTTCTAGATCCCCTTATTTTAAAAATCTGCCCAGAGACTCTTCCTTCGAGAATTGTTGAGTGTTTGTTGCCATCAAACTGCAGGGAACTTATAAAATATGTTGGCCTATGGCGGGCCCGCCAGCTTCTGGAATATATCGTTCAATTTGATGTATTTGAATTTAGAGATTCCCGCCCTGGCATCCAAAAAGCTCTCGACGAATGGGATGAGCTCATTTCCGATAGGTATAACTTTAAAGCAGTCACCTTTAACGGAGATGGTTTCCTAAAGTCGGGCCCAATAGACGGGAACATCCTTTACCCAGCGGGAGCAGACAAGGTTTCCGTATCACTCCTCGTCAGAATTACTGCGGAAGACAATTCAGCAAACGGAATACCAAACCAGAGGAAAATTAATGGGGAGCGCCAAAAATGTATCTTAACCCAGAAGGGGACATTCTCAATAAGAACCAAAAAGGGGAATATAAGTATCTTTCTAACGTCTGCAGATGGCAAAGAAGTTGAATATACCCTGACCGGATCAGATAAATTCCATGATGGTAAATTCCATCAGGTGGGCTTTTCATGGCTGGGAGCAATAGGAGAATTGGTGGCCATAATTGACGGCCAGGAAATCCCCACAATACTTATAGATGGAGAAAAGTTTCGAGGGCCACTGGCAGTCGAAGAGAAAAGTAGTGCCACCCCGTCCTCAACTGGAACATCGGAAATTATAGTGGCATCTGCAAACTCAGAAAAGAGCGTAAAAGGATTCGCAGGTCAAATAGATGAGATATGTATTTTTAATAAAGTCTTATCACCTCAAGATTGGGTGAAGCTGGCTAAGGTACAAAGTGATCAAAACTTGTCGACTAAAGGACTCTCGCGCTATGCATCTGCTTGGTGGAGAATGGGAGATACAGTTGGTGACGCACTAACATCCAGATCTATCCAGTATAATAAGGGAGAAATAGTTGATCGCATATCTTCTATAAATTTATCACCTGTCACTCAACCGGATGGCGGCGTTAGAGAAGATGATCCTCGCTCTCCGGGAAAAGCATGGGCATCCTTTGAGAAAGGTTCCCAATTTATTGTCGTGACGAGACTCTTTAAACCGAGTGACGAAGACGAGTTTCTTTCAATAATTGATCGGAATGTCGATTTGGTGAGGTTGTGCGATTATTTCGTTAAACAAATAAAAGATGTTTTGGCCTTCGCTGCCGACCCGGAAAAAATAATTGATGATATTGAGGCCATGCTTAAGATACCTGAGTTCCCAAAAGATCCCCACTTTGAGATTGAGGTCTTTATAAAGAAGGCGGTCTTTGAGCAGTTGATAAAACAGTTTTCTCAATTTTTATTAGACCTCGTTGAAGAATACATATTAAATTGCGAGAACTGGAGAGGACTTGTTCAGGCTTTAGTAAAGGGAACCCTCTCTGGTGGTGACGTCGGTGCTGCATGGAAAGATGCCTTTGGGGACAATATGAACCAAAATCCTCTTATGCAGCTTTTGGGAGGCAACGTAACTTTTGAGGATATGTTTAAAGCGGCCGCTCCTGCCATAGCCAACTCAATAGAGTCTGTTATTTCCTCCACTGGGTTTCAATATTCTGCCGATGGTCAGACACCTACGTCTCTCGGCCTCGGTACCGTATTGTTTTCAAACAGAGCCCAACTCGCTGCTGACATTTATGATATGCCGGGGAGCACCGGAGCCTCTAGTTTTCAGGTGGCCATCCAAAACGGGAACATGGAAACAGCAGCTACTATAGAATTAATTAAAAAGACAACTGAAGAAATCCGCCCGGATGAAGCATTGGAACTCTTCTCTGGAAACGCCTCCGCTCAAACGTTGGAAAAAGTCAAGCAGGTCGTGAGAGATAATTTTTCTGACTCATCAGTCATCAATGTAGAAACGGTGCCTATCCTTTTTGCCTCTTTTGCCGAGGCCATCGGCGCCGGTAATTCAATAAACCAATTTCAGGTCATGTCACAGTTTCTTATGAATAATTTCCCCCCCTCTGGAGATCCCTGCGATCCCGGAAGCACATTTAGAGATAAGATTGGCCAAGGGCTTGATAGGATGCAAGATCAGCGAGGAAAAGATCTTATCGACAAGGGTCTTGATTTGGGCCAAGAACGGCCCCCCAACAATTGCCCCCTTGCAATCCCGTTAACGGCCTATGAACGCCGAGCACTCAGAAACACCATCACCACAACCTATACTCCTGTTTTGTCTGCCTACGATAATGACCTTAACTTGTATCGAGTTGGCCTGACTTCTGTGGGGAAAACAGAAGAGAAGATTCGAAAAATATACTGGAAGGGTGAAACTATAACGCAGAAAGTTTTTGATGGCAACGCAGGGGTCGAGGAAAAAGCAATAGAAATTGAAAAAACCCAGGTGAACCCCACCTTTAAGGTTTTGATTGAGCAGGGGTATATTCCCATGACAAGCAAGGGAGAAGTCGATGGGACTGAGTATGGCGGTGTTGTTAAGACCCAGTGGAACCCCTTCAAGGATAATTGGCTTGGCGAAAAAAGACCGCCTGAATCCTTGGTTGCAAAGCAGCCTGCCACTGAGGATGATGACGTCGAGCAACCAGATATTGATATCGGAGATTTACATAAGAGCTTGGGCCCATATACTGATTATGATGACAGCGAAGAAGTAGGAGGAAGTGCATATGCGGCAGTTCAAACCCCATCTGTGAAGTTGGGAGGTAAGTCTATTGAGGCCCTATCAATGACGAACGCCAAATTCTCAATGTCCGACGAAGAGTCAGAAGAAAGAGCTTATTACTTCAAATCGCGCAAGGAAGCAGAATCATGGCGGGGATATAAAAATATAATATCCTCCAACGAATCGAGCATATACGGATCAGGAATGTTGGACGAAAACTATGCAGGAGATACAAATAGTCGCTCTACCATGGTTTATCAGACCAAATATGGAACGGAGCTAGCCGGCAAGAAGAAAATCTCCTACATCAAGAAAACCCCCACAGGATCTAATATTTATAATTTTGATGCCAATTTAGATTTTAAACTTTCATCCGACTTGAGGCAGAAAATTTTAGATTCTGGGTTTCAAGACGCTGAACCCTCCGAAGAGGTCTGCGATGACGCGTCATCAGCCACCACCGCAATGCCGGAGGAACTAAAGTATACTCCACAAGAAAACGTTTTTGAGTTTGTGGTTAATAATGAAAATTCTAACTTGCAAGTTGGCGCGGATGAAATAAAAACCTCCGTATATGATTCGGTCTACAGAGAAACACTAACAGCGATGATGATGAAGGTGGCTGACTCTCCCCTTTTAAAGACTGTGCCAGGAACTACCGACGGTGGCAACGCTGGCCTCGTGGGGCTGAACTTTCTGAATTTAAATCAAACTCCACGCCTCATTGATATGGAATCGTTTGCGCTGCAGGTGTCTGAGGACTATGCTTCATTGTTAGCCTGCCCCGATGAGTCGACGGAAGCTCCTATCTATCGAGCCCTCAAAATGTCAGTGACAAGAATGCTTGCTAGAATTTGTTTGGTTGATTTTATGTTGAGAGGGATAATACCATTTTCACAACTAGCTTTTAGCAAAAAAGATCCGGTCATAAAGAAATTCATTATACAGAAGTTGGAAGTAGATTTAAATGTATTTACGACTGCAACTAACCGCCTCTCCAAGTCGGAGGTTTTGGATGGAATTCATGGAAAGATTGTCGAAGAATTCAACACCCAGGCCGCCAGCGGAGACATTGATGAAGACCTCCTCGATGTCGCTATGTTTCGCGAGAACTGGCGAGATGCAATAGATTACTACATAGAAGATGAGTTTGATTTTATTTTAAATAGAATAAAAGAAACTGTCCACGGTGGATGCATTGAAGAGGAATCAGAATCACCCGATGGTATCACCAAAGATATGTACCGCGCCATCTTAAAGTATGCAAACGGAAGAGAGGGAAATCTCAGGACAGAAAAATATACAGTTTCTAAATCTGGACAAAAGAAAACAGATTACTTTGTAGATTCCAATGAGGCTCAAGCGAACTTATCTAAGGTTGGGATATCCTTGTTTTACTCACACAACAATAAGAAAATTGTCCTATGTACTGTTGAAAAAGATTATGACGAAGTTAAGGAAACACTTCAGATTCCCGACATCATTGGCGAAGTGGATTGCGATGATCGCTCTCTATATTCCCCCGAAGGGGAAACAACCAAGAACCATGATCATTCTCATGGCTACGAGATTGATGCAAATGGAAATGGGAGAACAACTACAACAATCGGCTCCAGTGTCCCCCACACTCATCCGATAAATAGATATACGGTGGTTCCGAAGATTGCATCGGACGGAACGGTAGAGCACGTTCACTCGCTTCCGAAGAATCCTAGCGAAGCTCAAGTCGCAGCTGGCAGCCTGAAAGTAAAAATTGAAGATTATATGGAAGAGTTACTAATCGAGGAGGACAACTTTAAGATAATGTTTGATTATTGTTTTGATCTTAAAGAAGTGTCTTCTCTTGTTTTGGTCTATTCTGTCATCTCTGCTGAGAACCAAATTATGCTTAATTGTTTTAACGGAACCAAGAAAGCGATTATTGACATGTATGGTTGGCTTTGGCAGGAGGGCCCAACGACAGATCCTTGTAGTAGTGATATTTCTAAGCCCTTCGCCCCTGACTTTGGAGACCTCCTGCCCGATTTTGGAGATTTCATGGACAACCCACAGGCTCTTCTAATGTTTATCCTGGCCCCTCTTTTAACATTTCGTGGCTGGACGAAGACAGCCGATCCCCACGTATTCGTGACGACAACCATCATGGATGTCTTTAATATGCCCATAAACCCAAAATGGTCCAAGAAAAATATACAGGTTAACCCCCTCGATCCAACCGATGTTGAGTGCATGTGTTGGCCCTCGTGGCCCGGCACCAGACCAATGGATGATATAACTATCGCTACACACTTTGCCATCAATGGCCTCACTCTCGAAGCAGCAGTCGCGCTGGGCGTTACATGGGCCCCAGTGCCCATCACCGGAGTCCCCTTTACACCAACCCCATTTGGAATGTGGTATTATTTTCTTGTAATGCCACTTATTTGGCTCATAAGAGACCTACCGAGACTCGTTGATATGTACCAGCAGACCGATCAGGGCGTCCAAGCTTTAGCTAGTATTGGAATGGGAACCGGTGAGATAGTCTGTGATCCAGAGGATCCAACACAGTCGAATGCTAATGCTAACCAATCAAGCGGTGAAGAGGATTGCCCATCGCTGACACAGCCCACTGACTGCCCACCACTTAAACCAATGGCAGAAACAATTATAGATGTTTCTTCTTCAGAGTGTTAATATATATTAAAGGAGGTATTTCACATGGCGACCAAACAAAGAAAAATCTTAACTCCATTTCTTCCTCTCGTTGAAAGTGGGGAACTAGAGTATAAACATATAGATAATAATGGCGACCTCATAAGGCAGAACTTCAAGAACCTGATTTTAACAATCCCAGGGGAGAGAATGATGGATCCAGATTTCGGTGTCGGAATCCAAAGGTTCTTATTTGAAAATGCCATTGCCGCATCTTCTGGAATCCAAACAGAAGTAGCTAGACAAGTTAGTAAATATATGCCATTTATTAGTATTAGAAACGTTCTCGTCGAGCCGTCTGCAGAGGAAGCCACTCTTATTGTGAGGATCTTTTATTCTGTTCCGACTTTGGCTATTGAAGAATATATTAATTTATCTTTTGATGCCAATGGTCGCTGGTTATACGATAGTTGGGAAACATCGATAAGTTAATGATGTGAAACTTTTAGTTTTCAACTATTTAAAACAGGTAGGAGAACCATTAAATGACAAAACTCAAAAATGTCCCCATAAATTATACCAGTCGAGATTTCGAAACAATCAAACAAGACTTGGTAGATCATGCAAAAAGATATTACCCGGATACCTTCCAAGATTTCAATGAAGCCGGCTTTGGTTCTCTAATGCTTGATACAGTTGCATACGTTGGCGACATTCTTTCTTTTTATGCAGACTACCAAGCAAGCGAGAGTTTTATCGACACGGCCTCTGAGTTTAATAACCTCATTAGTCTTGGAAAACAAACGGGATTTAAGTTAAAGAGGAATACAGCATCGCAAGGGATTGCAACGTTTTTTATTATGGTTCCCGCTAACTCTTCTGGCACCGCGCCAGACACCAGATATATACCAATTTTGAAGAAGGAAACTTCGATGACCTCGACCTCAAACGCAAGATTTGTCCTAAACGAAGATGTTAATTTTTTGTCTGGCGACACCGTTGTTGCAAGAACCGACCCCGACACCGGCGCCCCAACCTATTTTGCTGTGAAGAATTATGGCGCCATTTCTTCAGGAGAGCTCGTCTCGGCCGCTATTACGGTCGGAACTTTTAAGAAGTACAGAGAAATTTCTGTTGAGGATCCATTTATTACAAATATCGTATCTATTGTCGATTCAGATGGTCACGACTATTATGAGGTTGACTACCTAACTCAGAATGTTATTTTTCGGTCTATAGCAAATCGAGATGCAACAACGAGAGAACTGGCCCCAGAGATTCTTAAACCATTGGTAGTTCCGCGCCGATTTGTAACTGAACACAATGCCGGAGGAATAAAAATACAATTTGGATCAGGACTTGAAGAGACGAATGCCAATGATAGAGTTCTAGACCCATCCTCAGTATCCATGAAAATGTATGCGAAACCATATATATCAGATGTCGAAATGGATCCAAGCAAACTCCTCTCATCCGACACCCTTGGGGTCTCCCCAGCAAACACTCAACTAACAATAACTTACCTCAGAAACACCAGAAGTGATGTGAATATAAGTGCAAATTCCCTGACAAAAGTAGACAGGAATATAATGGAATTTCAGGATGTAAACTCTTTAGACCCCTCCCAAGTTGGCATCGTTCGAGCTTCTGTTGAGGTTACGAACGGGAGCCCCATTGTTGGTTCGATTTCTGACACGGACGTAGATGAGTTGAGAAGGAGAATTTCTAATTCCTTTTCCAACCAGCGCCGCGCTGTGACACTCAAGGACTATGAAACTATGGCCTACGCTATGCCCTCTAAATTCGGAGCCCTCAAAAGAATCAGGGCGATAAAAAACCCAAACCCACGACGTGGGAATCTCAACATCGCCGTAATCGCGGAAGATGCCTCTGGTTATCTTACAGAATCAAATTTAGTTTTGAAAGACAACCTTCGAACGTGGCTCGACAAGGGCCGAATGGTGAGCGATGTTGTTGAAATAACGGATGCAAAGATTATTAATTTGGGCATAAACTTTACAGCCATCGGCGACTTAGATAAAAACCGAAGCGCCATATTGCAAGATTGCATAGAGGCGATTGCAATCCTGTATAGCAACAAAGCTGAAATCGGGGAAGCCTTTTATATAACTGATGTGTATAAGACACTTAAAGATGTCGATGGCGTCATTGACGTGGTTGATGTAGGTGTCGTTACTAAGAATGGCTCCAATTATAGTAGCATCTCATTTGACATAAATGATAATCTGTCCGAAGATGGAAGGTCTATTGTGATGCCCCGAAACGTAATTTATGAAATCAAATATCCCACCTTGGATATCAAGGGGGCAATTAAATAATGGCAATTAAAAGATACACAGCAGACGCAGACAACACTATTACAAACGCCTTCGAGTCTAACTTAGAGACTCGCGGAACAGACGCCAACATGGGACTCTCAGATATTATCGAGACATTTGTTATTTATGGTCAAGCATCAAGCTCTTCGCTAGAAGAGTCTAGAATTTTAGTTAAATTTCCAGTTGACGAAATACAGGAAGATAGAGATGCCTTAAATGTTCCAGCGTCTGGAAACGTAGACTTCTACCTCCGTGTGCACAATGCACCGCATGGCCAGACATTGCCAAAAGATTATAGCTTAAAAATCTTACCAGTCTCCGGAGCTTGGGAAGAGGGTTACGGACTTGATATGGAATCCTACTCTGACAAGGGTGAGTCCAATTGGGAACAAGCCACAACCAGTCGAGATTGGGTTTGGGATGGTGGAGATTTTCATACCACCCCAGAATTTACTCAAGCTATGCCACTTGGCACAGAAGATATAGAAATTAATATAACTGACTTGGTGGAGGATTGGCTCTCTGATGACGGAATCGCCAATGACGGATTGGGGATAAACATCTCTTCCAGCGTTATCGATCCGTTTTCGGTTAATGCCAGCTTCAGTAACGTGAGTTTGGGCAACCAGGACGCGGTGTTGACTGTGCCAAAACAATGGACAGGCATGACTGCCGCCGAAACAGCATCTTTTGATAATAGCACTTCAACATGTTATGACTTTGTTTCTGGCACCGGTGCGCCATCTCCAGCCCCAGATCCGTATGCTGCATGGCTAACTGTCGACATCGGTGCCCAAAACGCTTCCTATGTTGATACCGAGCGAACGAGCTCGATACTTCTTTTCCCTACCGACTCTGGAGAGTCTCTCTGGGGCGACGTTAATTCTGATTGCACTTATTTGACAGGGAGCACTGTTGTCTTTCTTTTTTCTAGTGGCTCGGTTTTCCCCCACCACAGAAACGTGATGGACTTGACATTGCAGCTGCCCTCAAACATAGCTCGCTTCGATCGCTCTTATTATATTAAGAAATTCTTTGCACGAGGTTCAGAGCATTTTTATTTGCGCCCCAAAATCGAAGCAAGATGGGACTCTTCAAAGAAGGATAGGAGAAATTCTTTTTATGCTTCTAGTTCTCTGGTCCCGGCTGCAGACAATCTAAACACACTATACATTTATAATAGGGTTCGAGGACAACTCCAAAACATTCCAGCCATCGGCACCGGCAGTATTCTTGTTAGCCTATATTCCGGCACAACAGAGCCATCGGGTTCCAAAGTATCTTTGTGCGGAGGCGCCACCAACGCGACAGGATCGTGGGTAACTACTGGCATATACTCTGCACAGTTGTGCACAACCTCCAGCGGCCCCTACCTGTATGATGTCTGGCATTCAGCATCGGTTGAGTATGTTACGGGAAGCAGAATATCTGTTAGAAGTTTTGCTACCGACACCTCTGTTGATACGGGCGAATACGTTTCAAATATAACTAATTTAAAAGAGAGTTATGCTCAAACTGAAAGCCCAAGATTGAGAATGTTTGTGAGGGATAAAGATTGGAGCCCAACAATTTACACAGTTGCAACAACCAACATTGAGACGAAAGTAATTGAAGATGCTTATTTCAAAGTTTATAGGGTTGCAGATGGCTTTGACGTAATATCCTACGGAACGGGCAGTTCAAATTGTACGAGGATGTCTTATGATAAAGATGGAAACTATTTTGATATTGACATGTCCATGTTTGAGTCAGACTATTCATATGGAATTAAGGTTGCCTATAAAGTAAATGATAGATATGAGGAACAGCCAGAACTTTTTAAATTTAGGGTTGAATAATGAGTGACGCCAACAGGAGAGCAACGGCCGCAAAGACCGAAGCGGATTTGCAAGAAGATAACTTGGAGTCCTCCAAGTTAATAACCTCCGAGACAAAACTAGAAAACATAATCGACCCAAGGCTCGACTACTCAGATCCATCAACATTTGTAACTTATGGCCTTGCAGAAAAATACTATGTAGCTGCAGTTGAGAATATAACCAACATTTATCCTTACGATGGATCAAAGCTCGAGAAGACTGAGTGGCACATTTCTGGCTCTGGTCTTGATAATTATGTTTTTGATAACACATACCCTCGAACAAACGGAAGTATTACTTTATCTTATGGCGGCTGGGGAGATACAGCCGCATCGTTGGACGAATATGAACTTCCTGTCGATAAAGAATATATCACCGTTTACGGTGGCCCAAATGCCGACAGCATGGCAACCAACCTATCTTCACTCTTTCCGTCTGCTGGCGGCAAAGCAAATGTTATCAACGCCCTCGAAAACCAAGAGGCAAACCTTACAATTGGTGGTGGCAATACTGTTGAATTTTGGATGAAGAAACCTACTTTTGAAAAAGCTCATGAAGTGGTTCTCGATGTTATGCCAAATCAGCTTGTATCCGATGATAGGTTTTGTATATACTTATCGTCATCTGGCCACATCGGCCTGAAATACAAAGCATCATCTTCCGAAGTGTCTGGCGAATTTCCGGTCACTGGCTTGGACGATGACAATTGGCACCATTATGCGATCTCTATTACGCCCTCTGGTGCAGCCACTCTTTATATCGACGGCGCAGCCTCGGATGATGAAGTCACCGGCGACGCCACCACGAAAGTTGAAACACCACTTGTTGCGACACTAGGATCTTACGCTGGCCCCAAGGCCGCCGATGGCACCACATTACCAACTGATACTCCAGGTTGGTGTAAGCTGGACGCCTCCCTTGATGAATTTCGATTTTGGAAAACAGATCGTTCCGGGATTGAAATAGGAATTAACTGGAATACGCAGGTTTATGGTGGCACAAATACAGACACAGCAAATACTGACTTGGGCGTTTACTTTAAATTTAATGAAGGCATCCTTGGAACATCTCAAGATGCCACGGTCTTAGATTTCTCAGGCAGGATTTCGAATGGAGCCTGGACTGGATATTCTCCAGGCGCAAGAAGCTTGACTTCTGCAATGGTAGAGTCTGGCGCTTCTGTTTCGGAGTTTAAAGATCCCATCATTTACTCTACTCATCCCGATGTGAAAGCCCTCAAAGAACGCCTCCGCGTCGATGGTCTCTTATATGATCAGCAAAACAACGCATCATTATATAATTCTGTACCATCTTGGATTAGAGAGGAAGACACCGGCACCCAGAATACTATGAAGTTAATGCAGATTATGTCATCCTATCTCGACACGCTTCAAAATCAACTCACAGAAATTAACCAGATTAAAAATATATCTTATCCTAGCGGCTCCCAAAAGCCGTATAACATTATAAACAGGAATCTTAGAAACCTTGGGTTTGAAACAGAAGATTTCTTTATTGATGCTACTTTGCTAGAGAGGTTCATGGATCGAAACAATCAAGGAGATCTCGAACTTAAAATTACAGATACGAAGAATTTAATCTATCAGAACATTTACAATAACTTAACTTACATTATGTCTTCCAAGGGAACTGAAAAGTCTTTTAGGAACTTGGTTAGATGCTTCGGGGTCGATGAGAGACTTGTGAAGCTAAATGTCTATAGTAACGGAGAAATATACACACTCGAAGACAGGTATGCAACTTCGGTATTTAAAAAGAGGATGATCTCTTTCGATGATACTACGAGGTTTGAGGCAACCATTTTTCAAACTTCAAGTGCCACAACTCCAAGCTTAGGGTACATATCTTCATCTGGTGATTTTGCAAATCTCAATGGAGTAACCTTGGAAGCAGACATCCTATTTCCAAGTCAGGCCCCGATATCCTCTCCGGATTATTATAACATTCCCTTTAAGAAAGCTTCGCTGTTCGGCATGAAAGAAACAGACGGCACCACTTATGATTGGCTCCCGACAGACAATGCAGACCTGCAGGTTTATGCTGTGCGGGAACAAAAGAATGGTGAAAGCGCGTATTTTCAACTGACCTCCTCACAGCTCGGCATCGATCTTAAAACAGATGTATATGGAGGCGTTTATGATAACGAACGGTGGATCTTCGCTGCAAAGGTTAAAAACCCCGCCATCGACACCGACGAAGATTATGTAATAGAATTTCAGGGCTCAAACGCCAACAATGGAATCATTCAAAATTCTTTTACTCTTACTGCCAGCCTTGACAACACAGAGGCTCTGGCCCTTCTTGGTGCAGACAAGAGATTGTTTGCTGGAGCGTATAAGACAAACTTCTCAGGATCAACTGTCGAGAAGACAAATGTTTTATTTTCAGCCTTAAGATACTGGGGAAAATACCTCAATGAAGATGAAATCACAAGCCACGCAAAGGATGCCAGAAACTTTGGCCTAAAAGACCCGAATAGACCTGTATTTAACGCAGAAAATGATATGCCCGCCATTGACACGCTAAAATTGCATTGGGATTTTGAGCTGGTTAACTCGTCTTCTACGGGGGGAGAATTTGATGTTTTAGATTTCTCTGGTGGCAACGGCTTATATGGAGATTTTGGAAATATTCACAACGGCAAAGGGTATGGCTTTCCGGCTAGTTCTACTGAGGTTGTGGATGTTGAATATGTCAATACTTTGACGAGAGTGAACCCCGACGTGGCCAACGGATCAGACATGGTTGATGTCTTAACTCCAGCAGAGCAAATAAAAGAAGAGTTTTCCCAACCAACAAATCTTGTGTTCGCCATCGAAAAAAGCTTATACCAGACACTATCAGATGAAATGATTAGGTCTTTTTCCACTATAAAGGACTTTGCCTCTCTCTACAATAGTGCTGCAGACAAATATAGAAACAAACACGCAGAGATGGAAATAATGAGAAGAAATTTCTTTTCTAAGATGGAAAACTCTCCCGATGTTAACAAATTTTATGAATATTTTAAATGGATTGATGACGCTGTGGTCCGCATGCTCCGGCAAGTCTTGCCAGCTGGTGCTGAAGTTACGGAGGGATCAATCAATATAATTGAAGGCCATATTTTAGAAAGAAACAAGTTTGTTCATAAGACACCGACATATGCGGTGGATAAAGAAATAAACACGATTGCCGTTGTTGTTAACGTTGCAACAAATGGCGGCGGGAGTGGTATCGGCGCAGCTGCGGACTATAGCGACCCCTTTTGGGATGGAAGACCTTTTTATGAATTGCCGTACTCTATGGAATCTGGAGATGTGCACGTTGATGCTGACAGATTGAGAATATTAAATAACCTACACAGCGGCCGCCGTAAGATTTCTCAGGTAGAGTCAACAATACCAGATGGTGTGTGGCTGGAAGAAAAATCTACAGCCTCTCATATCCCCGCAAACGAAGAATCCGAGATGTCCTCAACCGGCCTTGTTGAGCAGGTTATACGGAATGGGAAAACTAAAATCTTTGGTAAGATTGTCAAACTTGGATAAAACGTTGAAAAGAACCTATTTAGAATAGTAAAAAGGATTCCGGAGGAAATAAGATGTCAACAAAAAATATCGTGCCAAGAACAGGAAGTGATGGCGGAAAAATTGGAACTGATTCAAAGCATTGGAGTGAGGGCCATTTTGATAGTATCACTGGTTCGCTTCTTGGCGACGTTGTTGGTAACATAACCGGTGATATCTCCGGGGATGCAGACACTGTTGACAGCAAGCATGCAACAGACTTTACTTTAGATTATGTTACAGACAACGATAATACCACAACAAATGAGATTACGGCATCCGCAATAGCTCTCAATATCATTGGTGATGCAGCCGGCGATCAAAGAATTTATCTAAATGTAACTCCGGACGTCAACGCAACTGTGATAAAAACCCCCGTCGGGACTAACAGATTAAAAATCTCCGATGGCGGCAGTACCTTTTTATATGACAACGGCGGAAACACAAGAATTAACATTGGCAACAGCGCCGATCTTATCCTAAACTCTGAAGGTGGGGATAATGTACAAATAACTGGTTCACTTTTTGTCTCCGGGTCTTCCCGCTTCGGAAACGAATTAACTGATACGCACCAATTTACAGGCTCTTTTTTACAAACTGGTTCTGGCGGAACAAGCGTTTTCAATGATCGCGTTGAGGTGGTAGGTACTTTATCTGCCTCATACTTCGAAGGAATCAACCTCACAGCCTCCGGTCACGTCTCTGCCTCCGCCTTTTATGGCGATTTCTTTGGCGACGGCTCTGGCATCACTGGCGTAACAGGCGATTGGGACGGGCAACATGATGGCGACGCGGGAATTACGGGTTCTCTAGAGCTTTCCGGCTCAAACGCAAAACTTATGATTGACGCAACTTCTTCTGGTGTAAGTTTAGCAATTGGCGGTGACTTAGGCTTAACAGACGCAAGCAACATAAAAAGAATCTCTGTTGTCTCTACTGATGCCGCTTTCGCTGGTTTCGGGAACGATAATGATAACAGAGGTTATATTGGATGGGATTCTGGCACTTTAGGCGGCCTACCGTATTTGGAGATAGGAACGGTACAGGATGGCGTATCATACCCAGACACGATAATTGTCGACGAAGGTCAGGTAGAGGTATCTGGCTCCCTCACAGTCGCCAACTCCGTTTACGCCTACGGAACCATCACTTCCCCTTCAAAGGGATTCCACGCGGGATCTTCATATGGACCTCTTGCCAATGAATACTTGTTCATGGGCCCCAAAAACTCATTGGGCCCGACAATAGACTTTGGCCAACACAACAACGGACTCCCAGCCGCCCGAATCTTTTCTGAATCCGGCTCCTCTAACACCGGCCATTTATATATATCGGCCAGCAATCACATGTATTTCAAGCTGCCCGGTAACGACCAAATCATAATCTACAACGAAGGTTCTGATTTCGTCCCACCATCAAACGGCGGAACTCTACTTGTTCATGGTGAAGATAACGTTTCGGAATATATAGCAATGGGTGTTATGAGCCAATCTTCTGGGTTGGGACTACCCACTATCACTGGCGGAGGCATTGGAACAACGCCTGCCTCACTAGCTTTCAGAACAGCCGACGCAGGAGTCGAAGCAGTTCGAATGCTGATCGACACAACGGGCTCTGTTGGCATTGGAACAGCAACCCCCGACCACACCCTTACAGTTGTTGGCGATATCTCTGCCTCCCTCAGTATCTCTGCCTCCGCCTTCTATGGCGACGGGCAATATCTTACTAATCTTCCTGGCGGATCGCCGGGAGGACAAGAGACTTATATTCAATATAACTCTGGCAGCGCGTTTACTGGCTCTAGCAAACTTTATTTTAACGACACAAACAATAATGTGTGCTCTGGTGCAATGCTTAATACTCGATATGCGAATATTACTATTACTAATGGCTATTGCCCCGAATCAGCTGGACTTTATTCCATGGACCCAGCAATAAACTTCCGTGTCCTTGGTCCCGCCGGCACCCCAGTTGGGGACGATTCTTGGATCATAGGCGGCAATGGCCAGTTCACGTTTAATGGCACAGGATCTTTCACCGACGAGCTTCGTGTCACAGGTCTTCTGGAGTGTTACAATAATATCAGCCTCGGCGGCGGCCAACTCTGGGATAGCGGCCACGACCTTACCACAAAAACAGCTAACTTTGACATTGACTGGGATGACGGCATGACACAGGAAGTGATTCTGTCAGGCACGACGGCGACCACCTTAACTGCATCTTTTAGTAATATCAGACCTTACGCAACATATCAATTCATAAACAAAATCGGGAAAGACAATATGGAATTAGAATTTAATCAGAGTATCTTCTGGCCCGGAGGAGTAAGACCAACCCTTAGTAATGTTTCCGGTTCCCGCGATGTTATTACATTTACCACGGACGGCGACTCCAACATGTATGGAGTGGCCCAATTTAATTTTAGCGCATCGGTGGGTTAAATAATGTCAAATTACGGGCAGCAAAAATATCTCAGCTCTTCGGTGATTGTCTCAGGCTTAGATAAACCAAAGGGCATCCACGTACCCAAAAAGGGTGAAACGTATGATGGAGAGATCTATTGGTCAGAGCTTGGCTCTACCGAAGAAGATATTTTACCCAGCGACCGCGAGTCAAAAAAGAATACTGAAACCTTTTTTCATACGCCGGGCTCCCTAACGGAAAGCTGCTCTAAAAGCACCCTTGGGGTAATAAAAAGAGGAAATCTAAATGGCCTCGGCCAAATCTATGATATAGAAACGATTCAGACAGGAAACATTTACGGTGACGGAGTTTGTGCGCCCTTTCTCGGAAATTCCTTATATATCGACGCCACCACCGGATCTGCGCTCTGCTGGACAGATGTTCTAGGGGGCAGATATGATGTAAAAGGAGGTTATTATGGATTTGTGGGTCACTCTCGATTAAATGAGTCCGGCACAGAGGCCACCACTTATCCCTATTTTTATTGGGGTTCAGACGAACCCGGAATTAACCAAGCCGGCTGTACTTGGATTACTGGCAGTCATCACAGCGCCGGCCAAACGCCGGGAATACTCTGGGCTTCACAACGAGAAGGTGCCACCGGACTTTGTTATAAATCGTCTTCTTTGAGCCCAAACTCGGCATCAATGCAGATATGGTCCTCCTCTCTCGCACAACCCAACGGTCCCGGACAATTCCCCTATTCTGTGGCGTATGATGAATCTGAAAATTATGTTTATTGGACAACTTTGGGTTCATCGGAGGGAGATGGCACCGCTGGAAATAACAGAAACTTCTCAGGAAGCGATGGGAAGATTTGGCGTGGCAACTTGGACTTAACAAATTTAACCATGAGCAATGTAGAGGTTTTGGTGGAGGGTTTTTATCCGACGGCATTAACACCCTCATACCAACCCGCCGGGCACTCTTGCACAAATTATCCAATTGCCTTATCTTTGGATCTAGATAGTCGCTACATATATTGGTCTGCCGGAAAACTCCAAACGGAAATGGGCGAACAGTGCTTTCCGCTCATAGCGTTTCAAAACTATGAAGGCGGCCCACAGCGAAGCATTTATCGCTGCTCGATGGACGGCACACATCAGACTTTTAAAACTGGATTAGGAAACCCCTATGGCGTCGCCGTTGATAGTAAGAACAGAAAGCTGTATTGGGCAGACCAGTCTGGCGACGAGATTAAGAGAGCCGATCTTGCACCCGGTTCAGCTGCCGATACCATCATATCTAGTGGTGAAGGCTCCGCAGACGGAGTTTATGATCTCGCCCTCGATGTTGATGCTGACAAGCTATTCTACATAACAAAGGATTCGATTTTAAAAATATTCTCTTCTAGCTTAGATGGTTCCGGAGGTGGCACACTTATAGACAGTTACAGTTCCTCCACTCCCCGTGGCATTGCCCTCGATACGTCTGCTCAAAAAATCTACTGGACAGACTCAAGCAGACACTGGGTTCAACGTATGGACTATGACGGCTCGAACAAAGAGACACTGGTTGATGATACGGGAACACACCCAATCGAAAACCCTGGCGGAATTACCCTAGATACGGCTGCCGGACAGATGTATTTTACAGAGTTTTACAACGGCGCCGAGGCAATTTTAAGGGCCCCAATGGACGGAACATCATCAGCCCCCGTCGAGACTTTAGTGCATTCATCTTCGGTGTTTCCCATGAATTTTCCATGTGGAATTGATTTAGATATCCCCAACCGGCTAATGTATTGGGTAGACGGGACGACCGACACCACCGTACCTTATGATGGTGTCTGGCGAGCGTCCATGGATGGAACAGCCTCATACAGAGGAGCCCCAGAAATGCTTATAAATCTGTCCCCCGACGGAGGATCGGGGGTTATAACGAGGTATATTTCTCTCGACCGGCCCGGAAAGAAAATGTATTGGAGCGACTCGGAGACGGACATAATCCAATATGCCGACATGTCTCCGGTTCAAGAGGTTGTATCGAATTTAAATATGCCAATGGCAACTTCCATTGCAGATGGCCACCTATATTGGACAGATATGGTTGATGGAACAATATCTCGTCGACCTCTTGTGGGCACCGGATATTATGCGCCTGTAGGAACACAGCCGATGGACAGAGATGTTTGGTATAGTAAGTTCCAACAAGTAAAGAACTTGCCGGAATCTTCAGAAATTAAAGATTCTTCCATAGACCAGATAAACAAGAAGATATATTGGCTAGCGTCCGGATATACAGAATCTTTTGAACAAGAGCATCCTGGATATTCAGCTACAAGCAGTGCAGACCCCGCCGATTCGTATGTGGGGAATTTTAGTTCCAGTGGAAACTGGTATAACGGATACCAGGGGGCATCCCCGGATGGAACAGATGCAAAACCCTACGCATTTTTGTGGAGGAAGGGAACAACCCCATCTGGAAATACCGGGCCCACAAACGCCTACAGGGGGGATTACTATGCCTATTGCGAAGCATCCGACAATCCCGCCAACGACGGCCCCCAAGGCCCCGGAACCAACTACAAGATTTTTGAAATGTCTAGGTCATTTGGGACAGCACACACTGTTAAAGAGATGTCGTTTTGGTATCACATGTTCGGCGCCGCCATGGGCACCTTGGAGGTTTCGAGAAGCACAAATGGTACAGATTGGAACGGACTTACGTTTTATGCCGATGGTATATCCACCACCTCATTGTCTGGACAGCAACAAACCGCCAGTGCAGATCCGTGGCGCGAAGCCACCGTCAATCTTTCGGCCATGGCCGGCTCATCATTTTATGTAAAAATACGATCCATTACGGGTGATAATTACACAGGGGATCTATCAATTGATTATATTCAATTTGACCCATCAATAAAAAGATCAGATCTCGACGGCGGAAGCGTCGAAGATATCCTTACGGGCTCTGTAGCCGACGGCGCAGCCCGTATCGCAGTTTCGCCGGAGAATGATAGATTCTATTGGGCTGACAACGATCTTAATACTTTAAATTCCGGAAGCATCACTACCACCTCATCTTATGGGGCAATCACCTCAAGTCTTCCCTCCTCTGTTGGCGGCTTGGCATATAATTACTTGGATGATGTAATTTATTTCTCTTCGGGCTCTTCTGTTTATGCGGTGACGGGAACTTCTGGAGACTCAAACCTCTTGTATGAGGTGGGCATTGCAAGCGAGATCCTAGATATCAGGTATGACCCAAGAGGGATCGAAAAATATAGCGGCCTCCAGGGTCGCATATATATGCTGACTAGGTATGACGATGCCCCCTACAACGGCATGCATATTACTTCATTCATGGACAAGCATGGCAAAAATGATGAAACTGTTTGCTATAACGATTGGGAAAATTATACGACCGTTGACTATCCCTCTCCTACATCGATGGAGCTCGATTTGGATAGGAGAGACGCATATTTTCTTAATCACGGAGAGGAATTTGCAATTGTCACAAAGTGCCCGATGGCAGAACCCATCGCCACCTACCCGCCATCAGCAATGCCGCCATTCCCTCCCATTGCTCGCTACCCCATCGCAGGAACAACGGGATCTGAAAACTTACCAACAATACTTTCAACGAATAGGTCAGGCTACCCAGACTATTACGATATCGACAACCTCAGCGTCCCAGATGCCGTTCTTAGGACAATTTTCTATACGGACGGGAATAACACTGACATTCTAAAGAGGGATAAGTCGGGCCTCTATTTCGGGTCTCAAATTTTGGTCCACGAGACATATGAAAATGCAAATGGCTGCGCTGTAGACTATTACAATAAGAAAGTTTATTATACTAAATATGGCGGCGGCGAAGCATATGTTCAATCCTCTAGTTTTGATGGATCGAATTGGGGCACCGTTGCTGGCACTTTCGGTGCAGCGGGTGTCACTATTCGTGGTATTGCAGCTGCCCCCAAGCTTGGTAAAATATTCTGGTGCCGTCGCAACGGTTCGGATCCTGCAGACAACACAATTTATAGCGCATCACTACACGGCGAAAACATCGGAGTTGTCCTATCGGGCCTCCAAGATCCTTATGATGTTGTGATTGATCAGGAAAATAACAAACTTTACTACGTAGATGGCGCCAACGGAGCCCCCGGCGGATACTGGACAAACCAAGTATTTAGTGCCAGCGTCGACGGATCAAATCACGGCCCACTTAACAGCGAGATACAAACTCTCCTCCAGACTGATGTTAATGATAGCTGGGGCAACCCAGCTATAGATTTAGACCGCCTCAGTCAAACTTTATACTTTGTCGGCCGCTATACCGGAACCCCAACAGACACCAGAGTCCACAAGTGTGATATCTACGGAAAGAATGCATCTCTTATCCTAAGAGACCAGCAGCCAGACTCTATAAACCCAATTGACATTTTGGTGGACCCATGGGCAGACAGACTTTATTATATGTTTAATGACACTCCTGATTATTGCATGTCTAGTAGCTTATCCAACCCCGGTACTGGCTCTGAGAATTTATCTGGAGTGGCGTGGATACCGACGGGAAGCGGTGGTCCATCCTTATTAAAAATGTCTTTTTACTTTGAAGGTCGTGGGAAGAATGTAAATAGGTACTCCGGACCAGACCTGTATACGATTACCAACTCTGGCTCAAATGGCGATATTTCCAGAACCTCATCACCACTCGTAATTCTAGGAACCAACAGTGAGCCAAACAAGACATAAAACCACCATTTACGCAATAAACCACATATCAGCATATTTATTAATGTTAAGAAGAATATAAGGTATTTATGAGCAACGACGGAAACAAATCAGCAAGAAGAGTCCCATTCACAATGTTCAGTTCCTCCGCAACAGGAGGGTACTTAACAGACCTACATGCAAACTTCACTTCCAGCATAGAAATAAACAACATGCACACGGATACTTATGGAGATTTCCGGCATCCTCCGATGCAAGGTCCGTTTACTGAGCAACACGTTGGCGGAATGCCCCACCGACACACCAAGATTCTTTTGTCGGGAGACATGGAGTATATTACCACAAACGTTGATGGGCCAGATGGTTATTGGGATGAGACGCCCCTCTATGTGACTCCTTTGGATTCCCCCGTCAGCACAGATACAGTTTGGCAATTGGACGGCAGCGGTGATTTAACTCCGCTAACGGGAGCATTGATTTCAAACAATACTATATGGGAATTGGTGGATGCCGATACTGCCCTCTCACCCGGCGAGCCCGACGAGGAGAGTTATTGGCGAATCTATAAAACGGACTGCAAACCAGAGGGATTCTATATTATTCCCCTTGCCGGCAATTTAAATGTATATGGCGCAGATTATGGAACAGCCCCTCGCTCTTGGCTTTATCGAGACGAGTTTGCAAAACGGCCATTGAACATTAGAAATATCAAAAGTGGAGACGCATGCACTGTTGTGGGCAATTTTAGCATGGAATACGAAGTTGTTCAGATCGCAGGAAGAACAATAAATCCTAGACATTATGCAGAATATCCAGAACAATATACAGCCGAATTCCCTCTCCATCGGGGAACAGAAGGAAGGGTTTTAAATACCCTCAACGAAGACGGCCAACCAGCCACAGGAACCCTTCCCGATTACACTCTTCCCGACAATACAGGCTCTCTTAACAACTTCATCTTTGTAAGCAAATTCTCAGCCCCCGGCGACAGATACACAATGTCTCGTGGATTTTTAAATCCAATTGGCGAGGAGCTGTCGGCCTACAATGCGAGTCCATTTAGAAACTTGACAGCCAAAGCTGAATTATCTGAAGACTTGGCAACGCATACGCCGAAAGCAACCGATATCCCGCCTCTATCTGGCACCCTCTACCACACAACAAACCGGAATACGAGATTATATAAAGAATTATCTGGCTCTTCTTCTGATGTTGTTATAGATAAACTTGTGTATGACGACGGATATGTAACTCACGCCATACCTCAGAGTACATTGCAATATAGTTGGGTTACTGCCTCGGCCGTTACAACCCGCAGCGAATTTCCAGGGTATGCCACCGGAAGTGATATCGCCTTCTATTCAAATAGCGTCGGCTTTGATTCCCCAATGAACAATGTTTATATTGATCCGGTTAATGCTACACAATCTTTTGATTCCTCCGGCTCCGTATATGGATATAACAGTTGGAAGGAAATCCGAGGAGGAGAAAGAAGACTCTCCAGGTATTACAGGGAACACAATATTCTCCCCGTCACCAACGAGGTCTCTGAAAAGACAACTCAATATATTGAACCACCAGTTGTGGCAAAACACCTGCCAATGGAACATGAGTTGGCAATTGATGCGACAGGAACCCCATTCCTCCTCTCAAGTGTTTATGGAAACAAACTAACTCGTTATTCAAACAACGCAATTAATGTACTTTATAATTTTTGGGTATCGGATGCGAATACTAAATATGCGGAGCTAAAAAGTTTATATATCAACAGTTCAGTGCCAGCAGCAAACAATCCAGTTAAAGCATTTTATTCTTTGACTTATGGACAAACCTTGTGGCCCAAGGACGAAAACGCCTTTATGAAAAAGGTAAGAGTAAGAGGAAATTACCAAGAAGTGCCGGGGACAGGCTTGCGAGGATACGACAGATTATACGGAACTCAGAACAAAATGAATAGCCCCAATCTGATGAGAGATCCAACCGCTCTAAATTCACAAGGAGTTGCTAACGCATCTTTGGCTTTCGATCCGATGAAGACCGACGGCGCCAACTCCTTTCCAAATCTTGGCACCGGCGTAACGCCTGGAGTTTTCTCCGGCGATGTGGGAGAGCTTAATTTTGATACTGACAGATCTTTCACATCAAGCGCCTCTCCAATATCTTCTTTAGACTTTTTTGAAACGAACTACCTCCGTGTTGACTTGACGAGCAGCGACTACAATGAGAGACTTATCGAGCAAATGTCAGGAAAAAACAGATGGTATGACAACTATGATGATTATGAGGAAAACATGAGAGGCATGAAAAAGGAAACCTCAATCCTCCCAGAGTTTAGAATTTCGGAACACATGGATTATTATATTAATGAGGCAGCAGGAAATTTCCGGGCAGAGAATAAGAACTTTCTCACTCTCCTCGGAGCAAACTACACCTCCTCAGCCGAGACACAAACTTCTACAACCTTCAATGTGGATTTTGATAATACCTATTTATCATCCGAGGAATTTGATCGCTTGAAGCAAATTAGAGACGATCACCTCACCTATGCGAAGCCAAAGAAAATAACCCTCAAAGCAACGGGGGTAAAGAAGCTGCTTCCCTATAACGGGTTCTACCCGGATACGAGGACAGTTCAGCTTGGCAACTTACTTAGCGAATCATTGTCGGCGGATATTGTGGGGTATAAAGCAGATCCTACAAATCCCGACATTGAGGAGACTTTTTTGGAAAGATCTGATGAACATGGATACGAGGCTTTCTTAAAATCCCTTGCTTCTCCGGGACTTTTGTATAATACTATGAAGGCTGGCATCGCAGTTAGTTATCCTGTTTATAGTCAGATCCCTGCAACATCATCTGTTCCGTTTGAGCCTCCGTTTGAAGTTGGATCAAATGCTCGCCTTATAAACCCAACTGCCGAAATGGCCCTTTCTTCTAGCGTAACGTCTAATTTCACTCTTCCCTTCGAGGCGCTTGTTAACTTAAATGAAAACTTACCAAAGGGAGAGAGGGTTCATTTAGTGAGTTCAAATCCGGCCCAACTTGAGGAGGGTTCTTTTGCTACGAGTTCTCTATATTATGGAAAGTGGGGAGGCTCGAAGAAACCAAATTTTGAAATAGCTGCACATAATTATCTGGCCGAAAGTGTTAATTTCTTTTTAAAGAAATCACAACTTAACACATTTTTATCGGCCCCCCAAGTTGAGTTCGCGGATGTGGAACCAGACAAGAAATACTATATGGATGTGGTCTTGAGGGACGATGCGGAGATGAATAAGTTCGCTGAATATGGCGGTGTAACTGCTTCCTGGCCAGTCTTTGAAGATGTGAGTGAAGATATTCTACAAAGCGCGCCCAACTTAGGAGCAGGAACAATTGTTAAATCTGCAATTATTGAAGATGGTTCCGGTGGCGCATATTCCCTTTGGGCAACTTCAAGGACCGTATGTGATAGCACTAATTCTTCCGATGTTTATTTTGTTCATACCTCTGATATTGGATATTCGAGACTCCTTCAAACAATTCCATCCCCAAATACAAATGATGCCTTTGGGTATTCGATGGATATTTGTTCTGGCACAGTCGGTCGAACCTCCTCCGACATATTATTCACTGTTAGTGATAATTCGATGCTTGACGATGGGACGCAATATTTTGTCTTATCCACTGGTTCGGCCGGCGAAACATATAAATTTGTTTGCACATCGTCGGTGACAGGGGACATAGCTCCCAACATTTTTGAATTCGAAAAAGACATCAACGCAAAGGAGAGTGCCACAAATCTCGCAGCCGTGATCAACTTATCAGCATCAGAGTTCACTGCGACCGCCTTTAACCCAGACTCGGTGAATAATTATTATTATATCAGAATTTCTTCTTCTGTTGCTGAAGCCACCGCCAACGCCTACAACCTTACATCAACCTTGTCTAATACCACGCCCACCGACTCTTTACTCAGCGGAGGGTCTGACGGAGAACAGGGCAACTTTTTTATAATCGGTGCACCATGCACCGCCCCAGAAGATCTTTTAGACTGGGAAGACACCTCTTTTGGTAATTGCTCTGAAAACGACGTTTATGCATATCCGCATGGCCAGGGACAATACAGCGAACTGCCCGCTGCCCGAATGCAAACTGGCAGTGCTTATCTTTATTCCCACGTCCCTAGTTCGAACAAGCTTACGCTGGAAGAAACAATTAGTCCTCTATGGCTGTTTTATAAAGGCGGGATGTCGGGTCCTGATCCATGCGTTCCTTATGGAAACAGTGAAACACCAAGGCATTGTAGTGGTGTCGGCAAAGCCGTCGCAATTTGTAATGATAATCAATACCACGATCAGGCCATCAATGGCATTCATTGGGCTGTGGCAGCAAACTACGTTAACTCCTCCATCGGCACCAGCGGAGATCTCTATTATCCAATGCAGGGCGTAGCACTTTGGATGAACTATCAAAGGGCCGGCGATTTTGACCAATACTCTGACCCTTTAGAAACCGGCCCTGCTTATCTTTTAGATGGCTGGTACCCTACATTCCCTGGGTCAAACCCTGGAGACGAACAAGCAACGTTGTCCCTTTCGATAGGCGCCGACAATACAGGCAAAGTAAGGGCCGTCATAGCCGCATCGGATATTTCTGCATCCACGACTGGCAATGTTGCCTGGGCAACGTTTGAAGAGGGCCCCTCTAAAAGTGCACCATGCCCCGTTCTAACTGGCCCACCATCCCCCTCACCCGGCGTTACGGGCTCAATAATACATAATGCATCCACAACGGAAGACTCTTGCAGGGTCGCGGTGTCAGCAATAAAGAACGCCCCGGATGCTGATTTTCATTATGCCATATCGT